CGGCCACGAACCATATTCGCTCGCGCTTGTGCGGCGCCCCGACGCTGCAAGCCGGTAAAACCGTCGCCCCGACGCGGTAGTCTGCACCTTCCAAGTCAGCGTGTACAGCGTCGAGCCAGTCGATACCATCCTTGCCCCCAACCTGCTCGCCAAAGACTGCGACAGGACGGCACTGTCGGATGAGATCGAAGAAAGCGGGCCAGAGGTGGCGCTCGTCGGCTGTGCCTTCTCGCTTCCCTGCGACCGAGAAGGGCTGGCAGGGACAGGAGCCGGTCCAGACGGGCCGCTCGTCGTCCCATCCGGCGAGTCGGAGGGCGCGGGACCAGCCGGCAACTCCCGCGAAGAAATGACATTGGGCGTATCCTCTGAGGTCGTCCGGTCGAACATCGACAATTGATCGTTCATCCACTTCTCCTGGGGCTATCTCCCCCGCGTCCATCAGATTCCGTATCCACTGTGCGGCGAACGGATCTATCTCGTTGTAATAGGCGATCATGCGGCTCCTGTCCCCCGCTCGATCAGCACCACCTCGATGCGGGGCTTCTTCTTATCGACCAGGTAGCTATTTGTCATCTCGTTGATTTCTTTCCACCCATCATTCCGTAGTATCTTGGCCTTCTGTAGGGAATCTTCAATGAACTTGATCCCGATTGAGCTGATATTCGATTTATCGGTGCGCCGATCGCGGCAATACCAGAAATACGCCATATCGACCGGGTAGGACTGGATGGGCTTCAGCTTCGACTTCTTGATGAATACCTGAATAACTACCTCGGTCGCCTTCTTGAGCTTGGCGGCCTTGTGCCTGTTCGTCCGCTCGGCGTTGATATACTCGTTCAGCGTCGGCAGGCCGCCCTCGATAACGAGCGTCTGGCTGCGGCGGCCTATGCCGCTCTGAGCGACGTGGGAGCGCGCCATAGATCCTCCTTGAGCATGAATTCGCGAATCTTCTCGACGGCGTCCTTGCGCTCGACCGCGCCGTCCTGCAGCATCGAGTATATCCATGCTACTCCCCCTCTAAAAAGTCCGGTCTGCATCTGAGTATATCCACGATTTGCTTTCAGGTTGAGTGTAGTCTTTTCCCGTTTTACGCACACGCAATGCCGCTCGGTGTAAACAATCCTTACACTCGACACCTTCAACAAACTCATCGTGAAATTTGCGTGAGTTAGTAGACCCACACTTAGAGCATTTCTTTGGATCTGGTAGTATGATGGTCATGCTACTCCTCCTCCTTTAACATTCGCTTCGCCGCGCGGTAAAATTCAATCCCTTGCGGTATGGGTCGAGTTTTGCACATAACCCGCAAAACATACAGCCGTTGCTGGTCGTCGAGGTCATCATGCCACCAGCGTTCCTCCTCCGCTTCCTCCGTGCCGGTAAAGACTGATATTGCCATCACTCCTCCTCCGTTGGCGACGGCGGTGTAGCATCGCCCGCTTGATTGATGTGGTCGATCTTCTCCGGTGACAGCCGCTGCTCCAGCTTCTCGATGGCGTCGTAGGCTTCGTTCAGTCGTTGGCGGTGAACATCCATCCGCTCCGATATCTCCGCGAGGCAATCGGGGTAGTGGACGTTGATGGTCTGCTGGAGCGTGTCGATTTGCTGCTGCACCTCGAAGATCCGTGCTTCCACCCGATCATTCGTGTGGACCTGGCGATCCATACCGGCAGAGATAGTGTCGATCTGCTTCTCAGCAGCAATATGCACATCAATTGTCGCTTGCTTTGCAGTGTCGATCTGCTCTTGGAGACTTGACGTGACATTCCCTCGGCGCTTATCAACCTCTGTTATAGCTGTATCCAACTTGTCGATCTGCCGCTGTATCTCGCGGTGCTTCTCAGCGTGGGTGTCGTGGTCCAGATCGTCGGGGTTGAGTGTCCGACCAGCGACAATATTACGCAGTTGCGTTTCTAATTTGCCGCTCTGCTGCTGGATTTGCGTCACCTTGCTGCCGAACGCCATCTGATCGCGGATGAACCGGACATCGCTGTCGAGTCGCTGGAGATGGTCTGCGTGATCGTTCAGCGCTGCCATTAAATCGCTCGACACCCATGACTTCTCGCCAATCCGCATCGGTTCCGCCGCCGCTGGCGCATCGTCCAGCATCTCCATCGCCTCCGTCGCCGTCTCCTCGGTCTGCGCGGAGTCCGATGGGCGAGTGGGCGGTGCGTCGGGTAAACTCCCATGTTCTTTCCAGCAGCCACATTCTGGACACCACCATTCGATTGACCACGCCGTATGACCACAATCAGGGCAAGTGATAGGCGCGTCCTCTAAGCATTGGCACACTCCGCAACGACAATTCGGGCATACATCATCGTCCAGCATCTCCATCGCCTCCGTCGCCGTCTCCTCGGTCTGCTCGTCGTCCGTATGCTGACCGCAGACTGCGCATACTCCATCTTTACCCGAGCATATATAGCAGTTATGGGTGTCGTTGGAGTCGTCCGAAGGGCGAGTGGGCAGTGCCTCCAAGCTACCGATTGCACTAATTGCACTCGCTCTATCCACTTCAGTCTCTTGTCCATCGTTCTCCTCCTCCGGGCGTTGCCCGTCATCGCTCCGCTCCTCGCCTCGGTCGATTTGCTCCTCCGTGGTCATGGCGATCTGACGCTTGAGTCGGAGGTTCTTATTCTTCATCTGCATGGTTTTTGTCCTTTTTCGGATGCGCCGCGTCGGCGAGTAAAGCATCTCCCCCCATTTTTGGACATGCTCTTTCCCTGTCAATCTCTGCCCTGGTCATGGCTGCCGCCGTTCCCCCGGCGACGCTCTCAGGCCGTGGTGCCGATTGTCAAGCGTGATGTGGTTTTCGACGCGGCGCATCCGAATTCCTTTAAAACCGTTTAGTTCGTTCGGGGAGCGACCGCCTCAAGGCCGTAGCTCCCCCGTTGGGTGGTGCTATCTCAACTGAACGGAAGATCCTCGTCTGAGTAACTGCCAACGGGCGGCGCCTGCTGCGGCGGCGGGCCATTGGCCGGCTGCGGCGTGGGCGGCGGCGTGGGCGCTGGTGCGGGATTGTTCGCCGGCGCTGTCGGCGCGGCGACCGGCTGGTCGAGGAGGCGCAGATCCTTCAGGGAGATAAAAAGCGTGTTGGCGCTGCCCTGGACGTTGGCGCTGTCATAGGTGGCACCGGAAGCGTCCCATATCTGGTAGGCCGTGCAGACGCACCAACTCATCGCGGCGGCGACCTGGTCGCGCGTCGGATTACCGGCCTGCGCTGGCGCGGCCTGGGGCGGCCCCTGGTGACCGTTGGCCGGTGGTGGCCCCTGTGGTGCGCCTTGCGGCGGTCCGCCCATAGGCGGCGGCGCGGCGGCGTTCTGCGGTGGCCCTTGCGGGGGTGCTTGCTGGTTGCCGTTGGGCGGCGGGGTGCTGGCCGGCGCTTCGTGACTGTGGTCGGGATGAGCGACCGCGTTACTGTCGAACGTCTGATTGTTGACCGTCACCTCCCAATGGCTTCCCTGTCCCTGGCCGACCTTCTTGATAGCGGCCTGGATGCCCTTACCGCAGCCAGCGGCCTGTATCGTATCGTGCAGAGCGGCGTAAGCGTAGAGCGATTCCTTCTGGCCATACGCCTGTCCATCCCACTGCTGGACGCCATAAAACCATTCCAGCGCGCCATGTTCGTCCGGCTTTGGTGGACGGGGGCCGGGGAAGCTGTACTCGACGAAGACGGTGCTATCGGGAGCTGCGAGAATCGACTTATTATTGAGTGGCATTGCTCATCTCTTTCTGCTGCCGATCCTCGTCGCGCTGGCGCCGCAGGTAATCCCGCAGACGCCAGCTCGAATAGGCCGACCGCGCTTCGGGCGGATACTCAGCCAGGCGCGTGATCCCGCCGGCGATGTCCCGCCGCATGTCGTGCAGGTCGTAGGTGGTGTGCATCAGATGATCTCCGGTAAATCGTCCATGTCGGGTTCTTTGCGAAATTCGGCTATCGTCCACGAACAGTCACAGGCGTCGCAGTGGATCTCGCCCATGAGCCAGTGCAGGCCGTCCTTGCCGCAGTTGGGGCAGGGGTGGTCGATATGGTCCTTGGCGTCGTGCATGGCTATGCTTCCTCGGTGAACTCGACTTGAACATCCCGAACGCCCTTGAACCGGCGCCGAAACTTTTTCTTGGCTTCCTTCTCGGAGCGAGCGCGGATCTGCGCACTTAGGAATCTCCAGTCGTCCTGCACGGCGTTGATGTGATAGGATTTCATTTCTCGGGCGTCCTTTCAGCCGTTGGTCAGCGCCGCCAGGCCGGCCCCACAGAGCAGGGCCAGCACGACGAACGCCGTCACGGCGAGGTAATCGGCGGCGCGTTCGGCGCGCAGCCAGTAGTCGGGGCGTGTGCAGTTCATTGGGAGTCCTCCAGGGCCGCCTCGATGCCGGCGATCTCGTCGGCGGGCGGCTCGGGCAAGGCACTCAAGACAGCGCGGAGCTGCGCCGGATCGAACGTCTCGGGGTGCTGCAGTGCGTAGATGAGGTCTTCGCGGGCGATAGTGCGGAGGATTCGCGCGTCGGAGGCCGCGTCAAGGTGCTTCGTCGTAGTGGCCATACTCACAGCTCCCCCCGCTCGGCGGCGCGGGCGACCAGCTCGTCGTCGCGCCACGTCCGGCCAGCGGCACCCACAGAAACGGCCAGCCCGCGCTCCTTCAGTACTTCGGCGCGCAGACGGGCCGTAAAACGGTTCTTCTTGATGTCGGGGGGGTCGTTCGCCAGCTCAGCCTTGATAGCGGCCAGGGCGCGCCGAGAAGCGATGCGACGGGCGGCGAGAGCGGCGTGAGCGTCGAGAATAGCGTCGGGTGGCGATATATTCTCGGGTTGACGAAGAGAGGACTTGTTCGTATAATAAGGCAATCCCATAAAAGCCTCCTGTGGCGGCTAAAATCGCGTTCTTAGCCGGTGCTGTTTGGGGTGTGTGTTTTTCTCACTGTCCTGGCCTCGACAACCGATCAGCGAGAAAAACGAAGGGTTTAGGCCGCTGCCGCAAACACGCGACGGCGGCTTTTTTACGTCGATACTACGACATGCTCGGGTGTATATTTCCCCCTGATAACCGGAAAAATCTCGTCGCGGTCCATCCCGATCTCATTGGCGATAGCCCGCTCGACCTTCTCAGCACGACTAAAGCCGGAGATAACGTTGTGAACGGCAGAGGGGTAAACACCCAGGCGCTCGGCAATTCGCACCTGCTTTACGCCGAACAGTAGCATACGAACTTTAATTTCCGTCGGCGTCATGGTTTCTGACCTCCATTAAAATGTGAACAAATTCACTAAAAAGGAATTTACAGTATGCCTACAGGGAAGTCAAGGAAAAAAATCACAGAAAAGGAATTTTTCCTTGACATTGCGACTCGTCTACGAAAAGAAATCAGGAAAGAATGGGGGGACCAAAAGGCGTGGGCGGAACGCCTGGGTGTAGCTGAAAACTCCCTATCATACTACCTTACGGGACAGCGGCGCCCACCGTTGGAATTTTTTTGCACCCTATCGGACCAGGCGGGGGTTTCTATTAACTGGCTCCTTACTGGTGAAGGGCCAAGAGTTCTTCCCGCTCCAGGGGCGTTCTTGGAAGAAAGCCGGTTAGCGTTAGAGGAGGAGATAGCAAAACAGGACAACCAGAGCGCGCGCACGCCCGAGGAAAGGGAACTTCTCGACCGATTCCGCGCGCTATCGCCAGGGGTTCAAGCTATGATGTTGGGGGGGATTAGACTGCTGGCGAAGGAGTTTCCCGACGACAAGGACGACAAGGACGACAAGGACGACAAGGACGACAAGGACGCGGCGCTAATAAAGAAACTGTTGGCTAACGGCGCAAGCGTTGAGAATAGGGAACAGGCCACGCAGCCCGGATTTTGCTTTTGGGGGATAGGAGAGGAGAAAGCCGACTAATGAGTCGTAGGCATCGCGCCGCTTTTTTTCTGCGCGCGGCGTTGCAGAAGCGCCGCCGTTCGCGGCGAACGGGCGCGCAGAGGGCGGCGTCAGTAGGGCAGCGCGTCGGTCGGGTGTCGTGACGTATCCAGCGCATGCAAATATCCCATCGTCGTCTTCAGGTCGCTATGGCCCAGGCGATCGCGCACCGTCATAATATCGACGCCGGCGCGCAAAAGCTCGGTCGCGTAGGTGTGCCGAAAAGAGTAGACGGTGATCTTCTTGTCCAGCCCGATCGTCGTCGCAAAATCTCTCCACCGCGCCGAGATGGCCATGTAACAGACGGGCCGCCCTCGGTATTGCGGCCTCCACGTCCCGCCGCTGGGTATGACGTAGGGGCCATGCAGCAACCCCTCTCGCTCCTGCCGCTCCCTCTCCTCATCGAACCAGTCACATAGCTCCTGCTTCACATCGAGCTGCCGGCTCTCGCCGTCCTTGGGCGTCCACACCTCGCCATGGGCCGCCACGGCTTTGGAGGGGATCGTCAGCAGGCGCCGCGACGTATCCAGCCAGTCCCAACAACACCACGTCATCTCGCCGTTCCGCAGGCCCGCATACAGCCCCAGGCGCGCCACCGTCGCCAGGCCGCCGTTGAGCCAGCCGCCACCGCGCGCCTTCGTCTCCTTGAGGACATAGCGTATCTCGTCCTGCGTGAGGATGCGGCGCGGCTCGCGCGCCTTGGGGACGGGTAGCGTCACGTCCCGGGCGATATTGCGCTCGATCATCCCCAACTGCAGCCCCTGGTCGAGCAATAGCCGGAGCGTCTGCAGGCGGTGGCTCACCGTCGCATCGGCATACCTTTTCGCCAGTTCATCCAGCCAACCCCGCAGATCGGCCGCCGCGAAGTCGAGCGCTGGCCACTCGGCACGCAGCCAGGCGACCACCTGACGCGCCACCGACATGCGCGCGACGTGGGCATGCTGCCCCACATCGCCCTTTGAATTCTTCTCCGAGTGATCCGCGAACGCCTGCACCATCGTATCCAGGTCGATGGCCTTGAACCGCGCCGGCGCATGGGCGAACGCCGGGAACGCCGCGACGGCGTCGTCAGAAGCGATCCACCCCCGGGCGATCCACTCCTCAATCTTTTCGAGCGGTGCCATACGCTGGCGCGTCGCCGACTCCAGCTCCTCCACGCCACGGCGCAGCGCGTCGGCCTCGGCCTTGTTGCGCGGGTACTTCGACCGCCGCAGCGTCCGGCCGGGGAGCGTCAGTGAATAGGCAACACGGAATCGCTTCTTGTAGGGGTAGACTCGGGCCATCTCCCACCTCGTTTTTTTGTAGCACGCTTTATAGCACACTTTGTATTATATCGACTGTGCTACAGAGTGTGCTACGGCACGATTGGCGCCTGAAAAACGGCGCGCAGAATCGTCGTCGCGCCGAACGTCGGTAATCGTCGTAAGTCGTTGGGAGAGAAGCAACGGCGCTTCCTGTGCGATGCGCTGCGGCGCTACAAAGGGGTGATCAGCCAGGTGGCGGATTCAATCGGTATGTCGAGGCGACTGACCGCCCAGCGCCGTCAACGACTTACGGCGACCGTCGCACGAAACGCCGCACGAGGACCGCCGATGGGCGCGCCATTTAAACGGCGCGCATCTATACCATTATATAGGGGTTTACAGCGGGAAAGTCAAACTACTGATACAGCGTGTCCTCGAAGCCCACGTGCTTGTCGCCCGGTGCGACCGTCAGCCAGAGCCGCGCCGCCGCGTAGCGACCGCTGCCAGGCCCGTGCTGCTCGTAGATCGTCTGCAAAGCCTCCCGCCACGCTTCGACGGCGCGCCGCTCATCGTCGCTCGCCTGGACGACATACTCAACCCGCTCACCGCCGTCTTCTTGCAGGGCGACCTTGGTGCCGTTGGCGACATCGCTGATAGCTATGGTGATGAGCGTGGCCATAATAGTCCGTTAGAGCTAAGAACCGTGGTGATTATCACACAGTACGTCCCAAAAACGTGGACATACTCAGCGCAATTTCTTGCGCTTCTTGATGGCACCCTTGGGGATGGCCATCTCGCCGCAGCCGCTGGCCGGGTCGTCATACCAGTGAGGCACCAGGACGATCTCCTTCTTGTTCTCGCGGAGGAGCCTCCCAACAGAATGACATCGACAGGTGTCCTGCGCCTTCAACTCCTCCAGGTCAGTCCATTCCTGATGAACGCCCCGGGCATCCTCCCATTCGACGTAGAGTATCGGGTCTTTCATGCGGCCTCCCCGGTCGTCTCCTTGATGAGGCCCAACTCCAACGCCCTCTCGCGGAACGCGCGGATACAACGGACGGCGTCCTCCCGGTTCTTCTCCGTCAGGTCGGGATCGTCTATCTCGGCCCGATGGATACGCCGCGACGGCGTGATCTCGATCGGCTCGATGATCTCGTCGCTCTTGGGCGGCGAGACGTATCCTATCCATCCACAGGGGCGGTTGTTCAATCCCAGGTTGGCCCTATCGTTGCGATGCAGTCCCCCCGTCACATCAATAGATAACCCCTCGGCGTGCTGCACGTTGACGTTAAGCCAGTGCGTATGGCTGTGAATCACGCGCCGTATCGCCTTCTCCCCCGCATACCCTTTGTTGGTATAGCCGACGATGCGCTTCAGCGTCTCGAAGATGAGCTTGTTCGAGCTGGATGAGAATGCGCTGTTTCCATAACCGTGAAGCGCCAAAGCGTTGTGCGTACCCTCATCGGCCAGGTTGATGATATGCTCGTAGCCGACGAACGACATGGGGACACCGAACTGCTTGCAGCCCCATGTGAATGGTAGGCACGTACTCTCCCCCTTTGAGTAGTCGTGATTACCTTGCGTCAGGCACCATTCGCGATCCATTTTCGGGAATTTCTCGGCAATCCGCTGATCCAATTCCCAAAAACGATAGACGGCCGCTTTGATCTGGTCCTCGGTCTTCGCCAGCAGGTTATCCAGGTGCTGGTTGCGGAAGATGCCGCGTCCTTGAATCACATCACCGTTGACGATCCCCTGGAAGCGCCTCGGCTGGAAGCGGTCCAGCATCTCCAGCAGCTTCTCCTCCAGGTTGATGGCCGTATGGAGCAAATGCCCCTGGTTGGTGTAGTGCAGATCGGAGCAAGCCAACGAGAATGTTCCGCCCTGGAGGTCGGTAGATGGCGTGTGGGTCGTCCATTCGAGCAGCCTCTTCAGGCTGTCTATCTCCTCGCGTAGATCCGCGATCAGAGCGTCCTTGTCCTCGTCCGCTGCGCCAGGGTATCCCACATCTTTGGCTGATAGCCTTACCGGAAAGAAGTCATCCTCTTCATTCTCGGTCTTCGCCTCCCCCTCCCCCTTACTTTTGCTGCCCTGCGACGGTTCCATCCCTCCCTCGCGTAGCTCGACCGCCATCGGATAATCGTCGCAGAACTTTTCCAGCAGCCAGCTCGCTGGCACAAGGTAACTGCCCGTTGGTCGCTCGGGGACGACCCCCATGTGCCGCAGATCGCGCAGTGCGGCAGAGACGGAGGGAACAGAGATCTCCAGGTCGTCGGCGATGCGTTGCGTCGAGGGGTTGCCCTGTGTCCACAATAGCTGCCACCAAAGATCGTGGACCTGCCGGCGTCGCGGTGATAGATCGGATAGCGTCAAAATCAGTCCTCCTGTATTGGGTGTACATCAGGAAGGGGCATCCATGCGGTCGGTTTAACGGGGAGTCCATCAGGATAGGCGCACCACTTATCGCCTGTGCAGCTAAAGCGTTGCCAGGAGATCGTCACCCAGCCGATGCACGCGCCGCGATGGTCGGGAATCCACCCGAGAAGGGGCGTCCCGTCGCGCGGGGCCGTGTCCATGTCGCGTATCATTGCTCTTCGTAACAGGCGACAAAGGCGAAACAGGCGAGTATTATACTGATTGGTTTCATTGCGCGCCCAGCTGCCCCGTGGTAGCCATGCTCCATAATCTGCCAAGAACATCGAGGTTGAGGTAGCCGGCCGTGACGGCGGTGGCCACAATGAAGAACATGACAAAATGGACGATCTGCTTGACGATGGGCATCCATGCCAGCAGGAGAGCGGCACGCTTGGGGGTCGCACCGTTCATATTATGGCGCTTCAAAGTACCGTCAATGCGCTCGATGGCCTGGGCGTTGGCGGATACAACGCCTTGCATACCGGCAATCAGACTGACTTGCGGCTGCATCATGTTGACGCGCTCATCTATGCGGATGAGTAGATCGCGATCCGTCGTTTCCTGTGTCATGGCGCAGTTGCTCGCTGCTTGGCCTGCGCTTGGGCGTTCTGTATCCACGCCGCCATCTGCTGGTTCTGCGCCCGTAACTGCGCCGCCTCGCCCAGGTTGTTCTGGTGGACGATATATTGCGTGTGAGCGAGGCAACAGCCGTAGACGACCGCTACAGCGGCCAGGGCGTAGACGAAACGGACGAGGGGCTTGACGAGATGGTCGTTGAATACTGTGTCGGGCATAGGTCATTTCTCCAATTTAGTTACGCGCTTGACCAGGTCGGCCACCGTCGCCTCTAAGTTGGCGATGCGCTGATTCTGATATTCGATGATCTCTTGTTGTTCCTGAATCGCCTTGACATTCAGCGGCACGAACGCCGAGTAGGCGACGCCCATCATCACCGGTTCAATGGTCGTATCCTGCCGCGCCTCGTAGGTCGTATCAGGGATGGCGACGACCATGGTATCACTTACGACAGTGGAGTCGCCAAGGATGTATTCGGTAATCTCTTCCTTCAGACGCTGCGTGATGATAGGCCGCATGTCGGTGGTATCTGGCGTGATGACCATGCGCGTCGCGGTCGAATCGCCTGCCGCCGCTTTCGGGAAAACCTGTGCTACTTCCTGTGCAACAAAACCAGCTTTGACCGGATGGCCGAACTTGTTGAAGTCTCGCACCTTGAGCTTCTTGATCGTTTCGATTCCCTCAAGCTCAGTGTCTACGATGGAATCTTTGATACGCCTATCCGACGCATCTACGAGTTGGAAAGTGGTGCTGGTGTTCCAGATGTAACCTACAGAACCGCCGTCACCATCTTTACAATTCAAGTAATAAGTATCACCAGATGCGTCATCCGCACCAGCTTGAACTTCAATCCCATAACGATTAGCGTTATTGCCATCGTTAAAAAAGAACGCCTGATAACCCGCTGCAACATCGCCCCGTGAGTCTAATTGTCCAGCATTGTCAATCGTCAGCTTCGCCGTTCCCCAGGCGATGTCGCCCGTGGATGCAGCAGCAGTAAAAGCTAAGATTTGACCATCTTTCATCTGGATAAGACTTGCTTCGTCATTGACAACGTACTCGCTATTACCGTCGGTATCGCTGGTGACATTCTGCCCTAACCATAACTGCGCCCCAGCAGCAGCCGTTGTCTCACTGGCGATATAAGAGGTGCCGCCAACGTGTAACCCTGTAAACGGTGCGTAAGGTGCCGCTTCCGGCGTAACCCCCAGGCCTAGATTGCCGCTTGCGTCGAGGCGCATCTTCTCGCTCCAGCCAGCCGATCCAAAAGCTGAGTGCGTCCCGAAGCGTATGGCGGAGGCATCATCATACATCAACGCTGGTCCCGCATTACTGGACCCCGGCCATACCTCCAGTGCTTCAGAAACAGCCGTTCCAAAAATGGCAGTAACCGCATCAACGCCTATAACGTGCAGCCGCGCAGAGGGACTCGCCGTGCCGATGCCGACGGCGCCGTCGCTACCTTGCACAAACAGCGCATTGGTTGCGCCCGTTGCCGCTACGCGAAAATCCAGATCCGCACCCGCTTCGTTGTGGACGACTGCACCCGTGGTGTTCAGCGTCGTCACCGTCGCCGCTGCGGGAGTCGCGCCACCAATCGTCACGCCATCCAGCGTCCCGCCATTGATATCCGCTGTCGTGACTATACCAAGGTCTGTCCATGTCCCTGTGATCGTCACCGCATTCGTCAGCGTCCATGCGCTCGGATGGAACGTCAGCGCGTCTCCCGTCGCGTTGCCGATGGTCGTGTTGCCGGTGGACGTTAGGTCGGTAACGGTGGTCGCCCCTGCGCCCAGGGTGCCGGTCGTCGAGAGGTTCTCCGCCCCGAAATCAATCGCCGCACCGGACGACGTTATAGATCCGTTCGCCAGTGTCAGATCCCCAATGGTCGATCCGGTTGCCGCAGAGATGGTCGTCGTGAAGGTAGCAACGCCCGTGACGCCGAGCGTCGAAGAGATCAACGCTGCTCCCGTAACGTCCAATGCTGCACCAGGGGACGAGTTCTTCACCCCAAGGTTCCCCGACGAGTCCATCCAGATGTAGTTGGTCCCACCCGCAACACCGATGCAAAACTTATCCTCGTCACCGCCATCCACGCGCCCAATGGAGTACTCGGTGCCTGTTCCATCGCCCCGAAACTCGACTAGCGCATCTTCCGATTCAGCACTCTGGATGACGAAATTTGTCTCCCCTGCCGTCAGCATCGTCAATTTCTTATCAGAATGCGTAAGGGTCACATTATCGGCGTTCCAATTAAGCACCCCCCCTGTCGCTATCAGCAGATCGTCACCCAAATAAATATCCTTGGCGACGCCCAGGCCACCGTCTGTATGGATAGCACCGGTAGTGCCGCTGGTCGTCTCGGTCGTAGCGTCCGAAGAGAGCGTTTGCGCCGTTAGGCCTCCCGAGAAGGTGGCGCCGATAGCAGAGGTAAAGCCACCGTTCGCCGTGATGAGGCCCGTCGCCGTCAGCGCCCCCGCCACATCCATCGCCCCGAGGAATTCCGCTTTGTTGGCGACCGTCAGGCTATCGACGGCTATCGAGTCGGCGTGCAGGTAGTCGAGCGAGTCGAGGCGCGTGGACCAGCTACTGCCCGAGGAGAAGATCGTGTGGAGGTTGGTTACGCGCAGTGTGTCGAGCGTCGGTGAGGTGTTCGACCCTATGTCGCCCTTGAGCGAGTCGCCCCGTATCGCCGTGAAATGCGTGTTCGTCGCGCGTAGAGTGTCCCGCGATATGACCGTCAGATTGCTGGCCGTGCGCGCGTGCAGCGTATCCGTTACGACGCGGGTGATCTTCAGCGAGTCGGTGCCGGGAAAGAAGGCGCGCACCTCGTTGATAGCGTCGAAGGTGTACGTCTCATCGGCGTTCTTGTCGGCCGAGGTGAAGATCTCACGGCCATAGACCTTACGCGCAGAGAGCTGCGACAGGGCCAGGGCGTCCGACGTGAGCGCCAAGAGAGCGACGATAGGAAGGAGTAAGCGCAGCATAGCTAAAGAATCCTCACAGACGAGAGAGCGGTCGGGCGTCCGCAGGGGTTGTTTATTGAGTGAGCGTGCCGGTCAGGTCTTTCTTGGTGGCGGCGAACTGCTTGGCGACCTTCTTGACCGCCTTGGTGCCACCGCCGATGATCAGACCCGTCAGGATGAAGTCGATCGCCAGCACATCAGGGACAGACTCCAGGCCGTCGGGGATCGGTATGTACGCGGCCGACGTGCCTTCGGCGATAGCGGCCAGTTGCAGCTTCCAGGCCAGAAAGACACCGACAGCGCTGGAGATCCAGGGACGCAGCTCGAACACCTGAAAGAAGCGCGACGGCGTGCCGTCAATACCCTTGCCGAGCCACTTCTGGTAAAAGCGCGTGTCGAAGATCTGCTCCAGAGCGACGGTCAGGACCGTCGCGACGAACGCCAGCTTGGTCAGGACGATGAGTAGGTTAGCCATGTCGATCATGCGGATAATTCCTCCATCTTTTTAGAATAGAAGCCGCGCAGAACGAAACCGAGGATGAGACTGACGATACCAGCGATACCGGCCGGCGCGCCCTCCTCCAGCGGCGACCGTCCCTGTAGGCCAGCGTTGACCGTTTGTATCAACTCGTTGGCCAGCCGGAGCTTTTCCGTCACATCGGCCAGGCGGCGGGTCGTCTCCGAGCGATATACCTTGAGCTGCTTGTCCAGTTGCCCCAGCGCGTCCTTCTGATGGGTCAGCACACGCCGTATCTCCGTCGTCACCGGCGCCAGATCGGTCGGCAATGCCTTGACGATCTTGGTCGGCGCTTTCTGTGCGGCGGCGCGCAGCGCCCGGCGGGTCGCCCGGTCCGTGCGCTCGACCTGTGAGAGGATACGGTTGGCGCTGGCGTGCGCCTGGGCCGTCTGTAGGGCGACCGCCTCCTCGGTAGCGGCAGCGACATCAATGGCGGTGGCCGTGGCGGTCGTCAACGCCTCCGACGTAGCCGCCAGGCTATCGAAACCCTGCTGGAACGATTGGAGGTTAGGGCCACAGCCGACGAGGGCGACCAGGGCGGCGAGTGTAAGTGTCTGCGGGTATCTCATGGTCTGCAGCTCCAGAAAAAGAGAGAGCGGGCCGCCACGGTTCGGGCGGCCCGCTCTTTTTGGGTAGGAGTGATGAGTGAAGGTCGCTAATCGACCTCTATACCTTTATCGGCTCGTTTTGCGCAGTTGCTTGCGGTATGTCTTCAGTGAGCTGTTGAACGCCGTCAGCGCCGAGCTTTTGCCCGACTCCGTGCGTTGCTTTTGCAGCACCTGGCGGTACTTATCGAACCCGCCATAGTCGGCCGTCAACGTCTTGACCACGTCGTGCGCCTGCTTCCAGCGGGCGTCGCCCTTGTCCAGCACCTGCACCTGTGCGTGCGCGCGGGCGACCGCGCGACGACGGTCATGCTCGTCCAGTCGTCCGGCGCGCGCCTGGGCGACCGCCTCTTCCAGTTCGGCATCTTTGCGGCGCTCGGCGAACTTCTCCCGATCATCCTCGCTCACATCCATCTCCGACTCGTTGAGGGCTGCCTGCGCTATCTCGTCTATGGTGGAGTTCAGGCGGCGCTGGGCCTCCTTACTATCGCTCCCCCTGCGGACGGCAAACAGGGCGCCGAGGGCGCGCGTCGCGTCCATCAAGAGGAGTCGTCGCTGGCGCTCTGCTTTTGTCTCGGGATGGCGAATAGACTGCGACTTCTGGACCGCCTTCTCGTAGGCTGTATACAGATCGTCCGTTGATTGACTGCGCGCCGGCGACTGCCCACCGCGCACGAACTGGCGACCGAAGATCGGCAAATCAGATAACTCGCTGGTCCCGCCCTCCTCGCCGGAAAGGAACTCCTCAACCTGCTGGACGATATTACCTTCGCCCTCCTCGCCGGAAAGGAACTCCTCAACCTGCTGGACGATATTACCTTCGCCCTCCTCGCCGCGCCCGAACAGGCCGCGCGATACATCACCACCGACGCCACCCATCAGCGCCCGTATGGCATGGTCGATGCGGCGCGGCGACTGGCCGAACATATCCCCTAACACGATCGCCGCGCGAGACGTGTACTCGTTGAACTGTTCGGGTGGTGGGTGGTCTTTCTCTCCCTCGGGGACGACGGGGCGCTCCCAAAAGAATTGCCAGTTAGCCAACTGCTCGGCCGCCAGCTTGGGAACGGGACTCTCCCATGGCCCCGGGGGAACGGTTGTCTCCACTACCGTCGAGAACCACTCCTCCATTCCCTTGGGATCTTGCCGATACCAACTATCACAGAGCTGCTCGGGGAGAGCCGCGAATATCTGCCCCACCTCGAACGGTCGGGGGATACGAACGATCTCCTTACTACCGTCCGGCATCTCTATAGGTATGTGCCAGTTTAAAAGTCTTTCGCGCCAGGGGAGCTGGGTGAACCACTCCTCATCCTTATTATCCCACCAGGCCAGGAGCGTTGGGATAGTCAATAAGCCGAGCATGCGCGGGATCACCGTCAGCGGGTCTTCTTTCATGCGGCGTAGGGTCACGCGCGGCCCCTGGATGGCGGCATTATGGAACGGCGTCATGGCGTTGATCGTGCGCGCGAGCCATCCGGCGGCCGTAAAGTCTGTCGTCACCTGCTTACCAGCGACCGTCAGCTCAAGTGCTTGGTCGAGGGATAAGGGTTGCCCGGGTGTCCATCCGATCTTTTTAGCGACCAGGCGCATCTCAGCGATGCGTGGCACCGACTCGGGAGTAGAGATTAGATCGCGGTAGAAGTCGAGCCAGTTACGCGGATCAATCACGCGGACAGCTTTCCCCTCAAACAGCTCGCGCGCGGCGCGCTTAGTGGGCGTCGTGTCTTGCCCAAGGGGTTGTGCCATCTCGACCCCCTGCCGCACGAAAAGGTCAAACCACTCATTCTCCATCCCCACCTTGCCCATCGTCGCGTCGCGCATGGCGGACATATAGGCCATCGTGACCTGGTCCATGCGCGCGCCCGATTGCGTGTTGGCGATAAACGTCGGTAAATCGCGCTCGGGGTTGAACAGCAGGTTAAAGGAAGCTCGCAGGCCGGTCGTGCCGGCACGGAAGACGCGCGCGGGGCCGCCCAGGAAGAGATCGGCCATCTTCGGCAAGCGGTAGATATCGACACCCGAAAGCGACCGCCAGAGGTTGCGGTCCACCTGGAACCATTTCGTCGTACCGTCCTGGCGATGTGGAATAATTGGATCTTCGCCCTTGGGGAACGACGCCGGCATAAAAAAGGTTATAGCTTCGTCCAATATCTCGTCGGGTATCTGATCGGCCGCATCCTCCGATAGGGCCGCTGGCCCCTCGTCGCCCGTCTCGGGAACGCCCACAACCAGCCCCTGCTCATTCCACAGGCGCTTGACGATGTCGCCCACCTTGACCTGCGCGGCCGGCACCTGGTTGCGCGGCACCTCCTCGATAAGATGGCCCAATCCCTCGACCTGACTCAGTCGGATAGCGGCATCCAGCACCTCGCGCTTGTGCGCCGCCGACACTATGCGATCAGCATTAGAGATCATCGTCGGGAACGGGTCGATGATACGCCGTCCTGATCCCTTCAGGCGCGCGATAGGACTCCCCCCCTGCCCCCGGCTCTTATCGTACATGGAGGTCAACTGCTCAAACTCTCGACGTAGGGGGATATATGCCCCTGGGTCGCGCTTTCGTATCGCTTCGACCATCTCGGCCAGTGACGGCGATGCTTGGGCTGCATAGTTCAGTATACCATCATTCCAATCGTAGACCTTTTGGGCGGCGAGCTGGAACTTTGGCGTCTCTAATTCGCGGACGATCTGCTCGGCGTCCTCTTTATCTAAGCCGGGATTACGTTCGCCCTGCGGATCGTTCCACATAGCCAGGGCGCGGCGCGCCCACAGGTAGAGCGTGAAGTTATCGCCCTTGCCCTTGACGAGCGACTGTATGTCAGCCAGAGGAGCGCCCACCTTATTGCCCGCCACATCGAGCATCCCGTCCTCAACCATGTAACGCACCAGGCGCGCCCCCGTCATACGGCGGGCCGTCAGGATCGTATAGGGGTTCTCACTATTCCGCAGTGGTCGGCCCATCTTCTCCCCAGCCGCCTGCGCCAACTGATCGAGTGGGTGGCCCATATCGACCATGGCCATCTTAATCTCATCGACAGCCCCTTTCGCCTTCTTTGCTACCCTGCGCGTGCGCTCTTTAATTGAGGCTGGGTCCGTCACCATCGCCTTCGCGCGACCGACAGCTCCCGCCTCGCGCCAATTGGTGATGAGTTCGCGCGTCTTATTAACCTCGCGCTGGAATTCCGGTAAGGCAGGAAGGAAGGCGTTCTCGAAGAAGTCCGTCAGCGTCGGCGCCAGGCGCTGTGTCTCCTTGTCGCGCACCAGCCAGAGCTGCATGAAGGTGGCCCACCCCTCGGACTTATAGCCGGCCACCGGCTCTTTGTCACCATAGAGCGCGCGCCCCAGGCGTTCCAGCTCAATCTGATGCTGTTGGGGTAGAATCCCCCATGTCTCCTCGCCGATTCCACTGAAGACGGCCTTCTCGACACCATGCCCCAGCTCATGCGAGGCGGTCGTGATATCGTTAGCGGTGCGCAGGCGTATCACCTCGGGAGCAACCTTAAAAATGCCCTTGGCTTTCTGCGCTATGCGCCCCACACGAAACGGCACTTTCGCCCCCAATACCTCCAAAGCCTTTCCCATCTGGTCGATGATAGAGACGGGATTGATGCCCGTCGCAGAGACGCGCGCGGCGGCTGTGGCGCTCTCTCCGGTCGGCGCTTCCAGGCGCATGGGCATCAACCGGCTCAACGCCTGCTCGTCGCCCGTCTCGCCCGGTCGCTGCGTTGGCGATGGGAAAGATAGGGTGCGCTCGCGATAAGCCTTGTCGGCTTCTGCTTCCAGACTGGTCGGGTATTTACCAAAAAGACTGTTGCGATCAGCAACGGCATCAATGAATCCTTGCACATCCTCGGCATCTCTGACGCCTGCCTGACGTAAGACCGTGCCGATAGGCGAATCCCAATTATCTTCAAGAAAGACTTCTATCGTGTTCGTACCCGACACCAGCTTACCCCAATTCATGCGCAGATTCTTGTCATCGGGCGTACCGACCGCGCCCTTGATCCGGTCAATCTCACTCGCCGCCAGCCCACCGCCATAAGTAATCGCCTGGTTGACGGTCATCTCGTCGGGGAACGTCGTCGTAAAGAGACTGCCCTGCTTCTTCTGTGCCTCCTCGACCTTCACGTCCTCGACAGCGCCGGCCAACGCTGTCCCTTCGAGTCCTTTGCCGCCCTCCGTCGATAGGGGCGTCTCTGGCATCTGGCGCTGAGGCATCCCCGGTAGGTCCATCGTATCCTCGCCGAACAACGCCTTGCCCTTCTCGGCAAAAGCCGTTTCGTTCAGTTCGCGCGCCGACTGGAGGAGTTCGTTATAGTCGTCTGGCTGGCGCTCGATGGCCTGCTCGAACCATGCGCGCGCGTCGTCGTCCAGGCTCTTGAGCGTCGCCAGCTCGGCCAGGGCGGCGGCGGGAGTGGTCGGCCCCGGTGGTGTCGGTGGCTCTGTCGTGCCGGCTGCGCCCTCGTCGGGATCATAGCCCACCTGCCGCGCCAGATTCTCAACCTGTTCGTCGGTCAGCGTTACCCAATTCTTGCCCTCTGGCATCTGCACCTCGCCATTCTTCGTAAGGCGCAGTTGATCGGGGGAAGATAGTATAGTCGCGCGTGTGTGAGTCGCTACTGTCACCTCTTCTCCGCGCTGAAAAGCGTCGAGGATGGCGTTATATCGCTTCTCGCGCTCGACAAGTCTCTGTTGGGCAAAATCCTCAGACTCGCGCGCCTCCTGCTGCTCCAGGTCGAGACGTTTACTCTCGGCCACCTGCCAGAGATGTTGCATCTCTGCATCGCCCCAACGGGCCGTCTCGCCCTTACCAGCTTCCTCGATCTCCTCTTGTATGCGCTCCACTGCAAACGCCGTCTCGGCGCCGTCGATCTGCGTGCGATAATTCTCGGCGGTGTTGGTGTCGCCATCTTCGGCCGCTATCGGCTCCGCTGCGACCGTCTCCTGCGGCGCTTCCGTCGTCGTCTCCTCGGCCTTCTCGATCACCACCATGCGCGTCGCCACGCCGGTCGGCCTTTCCGCGCTCTTGAACGACCCCTCCGGCAACGACTCGGAGAAACCGCCGACGCCCTCCAGCCAGTCGCGGAACGTCGTCGCCTTGCGGTCATTGCGGAAGAACGGTCCCTCTGACATGATGGACACCAGGCGGCCCCCGGGCTTGAGCTGGTCGTAGGCGCGCCGGACATGGTCGATGTCCTGGCCGTCCTCAAACGGCGGGTTCATAACGATCTTGTCGTAATCGCCCTCATGCTCGGTGAAGTCACGACCAGCAAGGCGGTGGCCCTTGCTCTCCAGTATCTTCCTCAAATCCTCGACCGGCTCGATGGCGTCCAGGTCGGCGTCGGGATGCCGCTCTTTGATGGCATCGGCGATGTTGCCCTTGCCCGCCGACGGCTCCAGCACCTTGTCGCCCGGCTGGATGCCCGCTTCCTCGACCAGCCGGTCAGATAGGTCGGACGGCGTCGGGAAGTATCCCGGTATCTTACGGCCCACCAGAGCGCGCTCGGCGGCCTTGACGGGGTCTTCCTTCTTCAGCTCGCCCCGCAACTCCATCAACTCGCGCAGGGCGTCGCGCATATCGCGCGCGTCGTTTATGCCGATCGACTTAAAACGGCTCCAATTCTTAAATTCGTCGCCAATGTCGTTTTCGATGGAGTGCATCCCGCGCGGCTCTTTGCCGTTCTTCTTCATCTTACGGGCAATAGCCAGTAGCGTTTCGACGGCGTCGCGATCTGAGTCGGTATTGAGGGTGATCTTCTCTCTATCGCCCTGGCTACCTGCCCGGTCGCGCACCTTTCGCGCTGCCTCTTTGGTCCCGCGCTGGCCCTTGACTGCATCAGCCAGCTCGCGCAGGGTGGACGACCAGACGCGCGGACGGGGATCGCGGACGAATTCCAGGTCTTCCTCGGTGACAGGTCGCTGCTTGTTGTCCTCCCAGCGTTCGCCCTTATCCTGTCCGCTGTCCCACTTGGCATTGCCCAGGTATTGATCGAGGAGCTGTATGTGCGTCTTGGCGCGCACGCCGGCCAGATGGGGCGCCTGACCACTCTCGATAGCGTCAGCGACATTGACCATCGTCTCAGCTACCTGTAGCTCGCGCGCAGCATCTGCTTCGGCGTTGGCTGCCATATTGGCGCGCCGGGCCGTGTTGGTCTGTCGGTCCTGGCCCATCTTCACCTCGGCCTTCGTCCGCACGCTCTCGGCGACCTTGCGGAGCTGGCCGGCTGCCTTCGTCCGCTGCGCCGTGTCGCGTGTCGCGCGCGCTTCCTCTGGCGTCGGCCCCTGCGGGGCTTCAGTCGGCGCTTCCCCGGTCGTTTCTGCAGGGCGAGCAGCTTTAAACGGCTCTAAGACTTCTTGACCTTTATCCGTCAGAAAAAACGAATGATCTGGAGTCTCTTCAGCCAAGCCAGCATCCCGCAATTCGCGCATCTCACCTTGCGAGGGGCGTCGCTCGTTTTCCCCGCGCGTAACCAAAGACATTCGGCGAACTATATCCCCTAATCTGTCGGTCGTTTCTCCAACAGCTGCGGGAGTTTCCGGCGTCGCCGCCATGCCGCCAGCGATCTCCTGCGCCAGCGCGCGCGTCTCGTCGGTCGCCTTGTTATACCACAGTCTTTTCGTCTTCGACCAGTGCCATTTCGGCGTCGATTCCCGCAGGCGCTTGCGCACCTTCCACGACGGTTTCCCTGCGAACGACAACTCGATCGTCCCGCGCTCGGTATTCTCGTTGAGCGTGACGCCGGTATCGGTAGCGACAGGCGTCGCCTCGGCGGGTTCAGGGGCCGGAGCGGGTTCGGGGGTGGCTTCGGGGGTAGGCTGCCACGGCTCTGTCGCCGTCGTCGTGGGCGCTTCCTCGCCCTCCGTCGTCGGTTCCGCATCCTGCGGAACGCCCGGTGCGTAATCCGGCATTACCAGCTCACCGATGACTTCTGTGCCTCCTTCCCCGTCGTCCCGAACCATCAAAGCCTTCGGCTGGCGCGCAGGTGCCTCGTCCACCTCCGTCGCCGCGACCTCTGCCGCAATCGGCGTACTCGGTTCCGCATCCTGCGTAACGGTCGGCGCAGAATCGGCGTTTTGCTCTACCTCAAACAGCTTCTTGGCCTGCGCCTCTACCTTGTCGGCCAGCATATTGCCGGTGGCCGCCCCCTGGACCTTCTCGTCGCCCATCGCTCGATACTTGGCGATTTTCTCGGCGTAGGTTGTCGCCTCGCCCGTACCGCTGCTGAAATTCGGCGGCTTCCGTGTGGCCTTGAATTCCTCCAGCGACATATCGGCGACCACTCGCTCCTTCGTCGGCGCCTGGTTGACGCTCTGGTCTACATGAGCGCGCAACTTCTCCTCGGCATCCAGGCCGAAGTCGTTGCCATATTCGCCGTATTCGTCTGCAACGTCGCGTTCGAGGGTATTCTTCTCTGCTTCGAGGTTTTCCCGCTCTTTCTCTTTAAGGTCAGGATCTTTTAGGCGAGCGGTGACATGGGCGAGAATTCGACCGCGCATGGTGAGATCCTGAATAACCTGCTCATGGACCCCTCTGACGGCGCCCGCCTTCTCTTCGTCTGTTCCTTCCTCAATGCCCTGATATAGCTTCTCCGCAGGCCCGCCGGTGCGCGGCTCGGGTAAGGAGGTCATACCCTCGAAATCCGGCTCTGCTGGCGTCTCTTCCGCGCGCTGCTGCGGCGCCTCGGCGACCTTCGCGCCGCCCAGGTCGATATCGTAGTCGTCCTGGTATTCCTTCAGCAGTGCGTCGTAATCGGCTTCAACGGCGTGCGATACTGGCCCTTCCTCATCAAAGAGGGTCGCCTGCCATTTACCTGGCTCCGATGTAGACGGTGAGAAGATAGCGAAGCCTTTGCGGTCGCCGATTCCCCGCCGTACTGGCGCCTGAAACGTCACCTGGCCGTGACTGTCGAGGAAATTCTTCCTGACCGACGCGCGCGCTGCGTCCTTTTGTTCCATCGACCTTAAAAGCTCTGGACCGCCGAATTCCATCACCTCGCCAGCCGCCAGCCGTTCAGCGAATTGCTGCCGTTCCTCATCGAGCGCGCCAAACCACGTCTTTGTCGCCTTGTCATAGCGGAAGCCCATGTTGGCCAGTAGAACGTCGTCTATACTACCCTGAGTCGCCGCCTCGTTTCCTTTGGGATAGCGCAGCTCCAGTCTCTTACCGCGCACGTCGAGCGTCGGTCGCTCCTTCGGTGGGACGATCTCCGTCGCCTGCTCGTCGGTCGTCTCTTCGACCGCTGGCGGCGCCGGTTCAGGTTCGGCCTGCACTGCCGGAGCCGCGAACTGGCCCTCTTGGAAGACCGATTGAACGCGCTGGATCGGCGCCGCCTCCTCTTCCTGAGTAACGCCGGCGGCAGCAAACAGCGCCTGCATCTGCTCGGTCGCCTCGTTGTTGGAAATATCGCGTGCCTGCCATTGTTCGTGGACGTGGACAGCCTCGGCGAGACTGGCGCGGTCCAGCCCTGTGATCTGCTCCTCCGTCAAGCCGATATTAGCGGCGGCCTGGTTGAGCGCATCGCGCGCCGTGTCTCCTTGCGCTTTCTCGCGCGCCTTCGCTTCGTCCTGCTGGAACCGCTCGCGCATCTCCTGGGGGAACGCCCGCTCCTCGTAGCCCAGCACATCGGGCGCCGTGCCGAGGTTGCCGTCCTGCTCGTTGGCTTCTCTGAACGGTATCGTCGGCGTGATCTTCTCCTGCAGGCGTTGGTTGACCTGCTCGACGGCCCGCGTGTGATCGGTCGCCTTGTCCGGTCGCACGCCACCCGCCCCCGCCATCGCGCCGCCCGTCAGGACGCCGCCGATAGCCGCATCGAGGACGTTCATGGCCTGCTCATCGAGGGGGATGTCTCTATCGGATGCAAAGTCGCGGATCACCTCTTGGACGATCTGCTGTGTCGCCTCCGTGCCACCCTCACTGGCCGCTCCCTTCGCCGCTTTCGCGGCGATACGCTTGGCCATGTTTTTAATGAGCGTGCGCTTGACGTTGCCGGTGATCGTCTTGAGGATACCCAGCGAGCCAGCCGCATCGAGCGCCGCCAGGGGGATAGCGCCATAAGCGGCGATCTCCGCCGCGCGTGCGGCGGGGATCTTCTCGTCAATGAGGCTATCGTAGAGGTCGCCCATGTTGAGGACATAGGACGGACCTGCTGCGCCCGCGATCGCGCCCCCCGGGCCGGCCACCAGCGCGCCGACAGCGCCACCCGCCAGCGGGGCGAGTGTTGAGGCGACCCCCTGGCCGACCGTCTCGCCAGCATAGGTCAGTGCCGTGTCGAGGTCTTCGATGTCTTTGAGAGAGAGGCCGGTCGTCTGGTAGGTCTGCCCCGCCCGATAACTGCGCAGCTTCTTCGACGCCTTCTTCAGGCGCTCACCCACGCCGGCGCTCATCTGGATACCCTGGCCGATCCCACCCGTCGGCGAGCCGCCCGCCAGTGTCCCCAGGACGACCGCGCCCGTCGGTGACTGCACCAGATGACCGAACGCCTCGGCGACTGCACCCAATGCATTGGGGTTCTGTTGGGCAAAGCCAGAGACGAAGCCGCGCGTCAGCGCGTTAGGCTTCTCGCCATAAGAGGAGCCGCCCATCGTGAGCGGTCGTCCCTCGGTGCGCATCTGATCGGTATAGGACGGCCCGGGCTGCGCCGGTGCGGTCGGCACGACCGACGTGCCGCCACCCGCCTGCACTACACGCGGCATCGACGGCGGTGACATCGTCATATCGCCGGATAGGAAAGCCTCCTGCTCGGGGCGTAGGTCGGACGGTGGGAGCGCGGGGGTAGGCGGTTCGGGGATAGACGGCGCGGGAGCGAGCGTCAGGCCGGCGAAACGACTACGCGACGGCCGCTCCTCTTCTTCTTCCCTTGGCGAAGTGAGCGTCAAACCGGCGAATCGACTGGCCATTTAGAATCTCCCTTGCGTGCGCGCCTGTTCTTCGAGTTGTCGTTCGAGTTCCTGCCGTGCTTCGTTGAAGGACATGCCAGCCGCCTCGGCCTGCTGTCGTATGTAGGTTATGTCGTCCGGTGTGAGGCCCGTCGTATTTTCCACCTCGATAGGAGCGGTCGGGGTAGTCGTCGTCGGAGCGGTCGGCGCACCAGGGCCGACCGTGCCAGCGCCGCTGAACGACGGCGCCACCGCACCACCCGCCGCTATCATGCGCTCCTCGTCGCTCATGCCGCCCGTCGAGGGGACGATGGTCGTATCGGCGCCCGGTTGGAAGTAGCTGCCCTGCACGGGCGGCGGCTGGTCGTAGGGGTTGCCGCCTGTTGCCCGCGACAGGGCCATCTCGTAATCAGCATCGTCAGCGGCCAGGCCGTAGCTCTTACGCACATCCTCGACCTGGTCGATAGTGTAGACGCTCTCTGTGTCCTTCACCCAGGCGCGCAGGATGTCGCGGCCCGTCTTGGCCGTGGTCTTGCCCTTGTTGATCTTGGCCAGTTGCTGCTTCTCGGCGATAGCGTCACCGAAAGAGAATTTCGTCTCTTTCTCCTGCGTCTTCAGGAAGGTGATGGACGCGTCCGGCTCCATCGACGCGGTGCGCGCGATAATCTTCTGGCGTTTGTCCTCTATCTGCGCCGCAAGGATGTCCTCGGGCGACCGGACGGCTGCCGACGCCTTGCCGTAGTAAGCCGCCGATGCGTCCGACGACGCCGTGCGCGCCCGTGTCGCCTCTAGGTCGGCCTGCTCCTGCGGTGTCGGGTGGGCCGCCTGGTATTCGCGCGTACGCTTCTGAGCCTGGAAACTGTCCTCAAGGTTTTTCTCGTCGCGCGCCAGGTCGTCCTGGTTGCGGATAAATTGATTTTTCGTTTCGTGGATGTATTGGCGTTGGTCGGCGCGTATCTGCGAATTCTCCCGCAGCTTGTCCTGTGCCAGGGGCTGCAGGCTTTTGTTGAGGCCACCAGCGAAAGAGCCGAACTTACTCAGAAAACCCATTGCATTTTCTCCTGTGCTATGCGGCTATTGCCAGCGTGGCGATCGTGCCTACTAACCCGCCGATATTCTCCCAAGTGGACGACTGAGCCGGTGCCAGGGCGACGCTATGGCCATTGACGAAATTGGCGATCGCCGCGACGGCGTCAGGGTCGCCCAAAGCGACGCCCGTGCCAATGTTGATTTTTGCTTTCTTTCCTTGACCAGCGCCATCGCGAATCATCTGAACCTCATAAGACTTTAACTCATATCCGCGCGAATCATAAAAAGCGTCTTGGATCTCTTGATCGCTAACCTTTGAAGCATCCCTTATCTCAAAGTTATCAAAATTCAATTCCCTAATCAGCAAATCGGCATTCACCGGGATTTGATCCTGCGTCATCATACCACGCCACACCTCGTCCCGCTCTATCTCGCTCTCATCGAACGCCTTCTTGGCATTGCTGTACTGTTTCCATCCGACCGTCGAGGTCCGCTTGCCCTCCGTCGCGCCCCCCTCCACGCCATACGCTGCGCCGGTCAGTTGCGCCCATGTATTGCGATCAGAAAGCGCATATTCGGCGTCGAACTGTCCAGCCGCTTCGAGGAACTTATCCTCGTCCAGCCCAAAGCGCGACGCCGACTCGCGCGCGGCCGTGGCCCATTCCTTCGACGCCTGCGTGTCGAGCGTCTGCACGGCCACCTTACCGCCGCCTGCGAGGTTAATGATCTCATCATCGCTCAGTGCGCGCCCCTGCAGCGTCTCGAAGACATCGCGCGTGGACTCCGTAAAAGCCTTTTTTTGGTCGGTAGTCAGCCGGTCCCACTGAGAAGGCGGCTCCTCTATCCCCAGGTCTTTGGCCGAGTAACTACCCGAGATATTGACCTTACCCGTCAGCCTGGCGTCCAGCTCCATCTTTGCCATGCCGAACTGCATACGGTCCAGGCTATACTTGTCGGCCACCTGTTGCGTCGTGGTGGTGTAGTTCCTATCCGATTCCTTGATATACTGCTCCAACTTCCCGTGGTCGATGGTGTATTCATTCGATACGCGACTCACATCGACCGCCCGGTCCATGTCCTGCGACGCCATGGTCGCGGCGAATTGTTTCGCCGCTTGCGTCGGGGACGACTCGACATCAATATCGTACCCTTTGGACAGGTTGTACGACTCCGTCTTCGTCGGTGCGCGCCCCGTCGCCGTCTTGAACGCCCGCTCGATGGTAGACCGCTTCTCGGCGTCCGACATGGTCGAGGAGAGGTTAACGCCCAACGTCTCGGCGCTGATAGAGCCACCCATGAAAGAGCTGCCCATGATCTGCGCCCACGCCTGCTCGTTCTGTGAGATAAATTCGACGGCCGACTGCTCCAACGCCTTCTTCCGGTTCTCAATCTCGGCATAGATATTAGCAATAGCGGCGGTCGCCTGTTTGTCGTTGAGGTTGTGTTCCCGAATGGACTCGTTCGCCCGCTGCCTAAGCTCGGCGTTGAACGACTTAAAACTATTGGCGATCGAATCGGCCTCGTTGTCCAGCCCCGCCTCGCGCAGCTCCTTGTCGTTCTTCTCGGCCTGCGCCGATAGGGTCAGTTGAGGGTTCCCCGTCATAGGATCAATGATCTTACCCGTCCGATCGGCCTCCTCCATAGACTTGACCCACGTCGCCCGCGCCTCCTCATTATCGAGGCTCTTTCCTTCCATCGTCTCCAACACGACACCAATGTCTCCACCCATCGCCAGATCGTGCGCCTCAATCGGTAACAGCTCGCGCCCGTAAATCTCTTTGAAGTTGTTTTCAAGGAGATCGGCCATCTCTAAAGACTTGTCGAAGTCCTTCAACGTGCCATCGGCATTGAGGTAGGTATTAACGTCGATACCGAAATCGGCGGCGCTGGCTGTGGTGGCGAACTTACCCGTCCTGTCGGCCACCTCAAGCTGTTTATTGAGAGCAAACTGACGGGCCTGCAGTGTCTCTATCGTCTCGCCCGTCTCAGGATCGACCTCCTGACCCAGCGCCTGTAACCGTTCGAGCGCCTGCCTGTTCGTCTCGGCCGCCTCCTGTAGCGATACGCGCGCCTCTTCGATGTCGAGGGAGCGCCCTTGTAGTGCTTCGTTGATGTTCAGTTCCTTCTCAGCCAGATCGACCTTCTCCTCCTCGACGGCCACGCCGCGCTCCTCCAGCTTGAGGCGGGCGGCGTCCAGCTCGGCCTCCTTGTCGGCTATCTTGGCCTCCAGGGTCTTGATCTCCCCCTCATCGACGCCCATGACGCGCGCCTTCTCCAGGGCCATCCCGTCACGCTGTATCTCCGCTTCCAGAGTGCGCCGCTGTGTCTCGGAGAGGCCCGCCTGTGTATCCTCCGAGATGACGACCTCCTTGCCCATCGCTAATGCGTGCGCCTCTGGCTCTGTCAGTGGGCGCCCATACATAGCCTCGAAGTTGGCCTCAAAGCGGTCGCCCGCCGCTATGAACTTGTCCATGTCCTTCAACGTGCCATCGGCGTTGAGGTATTCGCTCACGTCGATACCGAAGTCGGCGGCCGTCACAGGGCGCGCATACCTCCCCGTCAGCCCCGCCTCATCGAAGGATAGCTGGGCGCGCTGCCTCTCTGCGTCCAGAGTGGCCATCTGTTGCTTGATCGTGCTGGCCCCGTTAATATCGCCGGATAATTCAGCCGTCCGCAGTTGCTCCTCTAGCTCGATGCGCTGCTGCTCCAGTGCCTGCGACCCGGCCTGGTCGCGCGCGCCCAGCGTCAGTGTCCCTGTCGTGTCGATGCTCTCACCAGCCATGAGGCTTTTCAGGTTGGCCGGAGAGGGGTCGAGGCCCGCCGCCGTCATCGCTCGGTTGAGGCGGTCGGTCAATGTCGCCCGCTCCTCGGGCGTCTCATCCCCCCGTATCACTACGCCCAACTGGTCGGCGGTCACACTGCCTTGGCGCCCCACCTGACCCGTCTGCGCGGCGAAGAACTCCTCGGCACGCAACGCCAGCTCGGTCTCCCCCAGCTTCTGCTGTCCCTCGGCCAGCTTCGCCTCCAGGGTCTTGACCTCATCCACATCGACGCCCATGACGCGCGCCTTCTCCAGGGCTACCCCGTCACGTTGTATCTCCGCTTCCAATTCGACACGCTGCTGCTCCAGGTTAAGACCACCCGCCTGCATCCCCGCCTGTGTCGCCTGCTCGGTCGCCGCCAACGTCAACTGGCCATTACTATCCACATCGCGGCCCGATAGGATAGCGCCGATCAGAGCGGGTGTTGCCTGTATGCCCGCCGCTTCCAGGGCTGCCTTTGCGCGTGGCGCCACGCGATCAAAAACATCCCTATCAAACCCACCCTTCTCTCTATTAACCAGGCCGGACAGGTCGATTTTGAGCGTCTCTGCATTGACTGTACCCTCTGTGCCGATGCGACCCGTCTGTGTGACGTTGAACTGGCGCGACTGCTCGGCCTGCCCGAAATAGGACAGACGCTCGTCAATATCCTGCTGATCCTTTGCCAGTTGGACGCGCTGTGCTTCCAGGGTGGGCAGCTCGTCCTCCCCGAGCTTGCCCGACTGCTGGGCGGTCTGGATCTTATCGGACAGGTCGGCCAGTTGCTGTTGTATGTCGATCTGCTGTTGTTGTAACTGCCGTTGTTGGGCCAGATCCTGCGCGGAGAGGGTTTGTTGGCCTTGCACCTGCACCGGCTGGTTATACCAGAGCGCTTGGAACTCCTCGTCGGTTGGCGGCCGACCGGCCAGCTCAGAGAAACGCTGTTTGATCTCAGCTTGGAACGCTTCCAGCTCGCCCTCCCCCAGGCGACGCATCTGCTCGCGCGTCTGGAAGTCACGCAGGCGCGCAGGGTCGATGATTGATTCGAGGGTGATCGGACCAGACTGCAGGATACCCGTCTGTGAGGTGTTGAACTGACGTTGATTCTCGTCCAACTGGCCGCGCTCGATCTCACCCTGTAGGTCGGCCAGTTGCCCCTGAATGGTCCGCTGTTCGCCGATGTCGCCCGACAGGCGCGCTTCCTCCAGGCGCTTCTCTAAGTCGATCCGTTGCTGATCCTGTTCCACTTGCTCTCTTCGGATTATATGATCCAGATCCGCCAACTGCTTCTCAATCGTCCGATGGCCATCCAGATCGCCAGAGAGCCGCGCTTCCTCCAGGCGCTTCTCCAGAGCCAGTTGATCCTGCGCCAGCTTGGTCTGTGCCTCCCGAGCGGTCGCGACGGACCCCTGCTCTTTCTCCTCCAATGACATACCCCGCTCACGCACGCTCGATGCCTGCAACTGCTCCAGCTCGTCCACAGCCTGTTGACGCTCGGCGATGCTCAGATTACCCGACTTTATCTTCTCCTCCAGGGCTTGCATCCTGTCGCGGATACCCGCCGCCTGCCCCTGCTCTTTCTCCTCCAACGACATACCCCGCTCACGCAGCCCCAGGTCGCCCCGCTGCATCGTCATATCATGCTCGCCCCGCCCCAGCGACTGCGCTTGCTCGATCGTCTGTTGCTGGAGCGCCATGCGACGGTCGCGGTCGTCCATGATGAGCGGGACCGTGACGTTTTGGGCGATGTCGGCCGACAGGCGCTTCTCATTATTGATGAGCGCCTCCGAGTGACGGCCCGAGTCATACATACCGATCGAGCGGAGCTGCGCCTGCACGCCCTTCATGCGCTTGCCGGCACCCTCCTCATACTGCTGGGTGTAGAACCGCTCCACCTGGCCCGCCTGGTCGGTCGTGAACCCATCCGTCGGATTCTTCAAGCGCTTGCTCGCCGCAGCGATCGCCTCGCCGTAGATGCCCGAGGACGGTTTTTGCATGTCGGCCCACATATCCTCGGGGCGTTTCTTCTTCTTGGGCGGGATAGGGGAGGTCACTTGCGTCATTACGCGATAGCCTTTCGCTCTGGCACGTGCATGTAGCGCAAACCGGAGACGGAGTGTGGGACTAATTGTGAATTCTCGGATACCTGTGCTTGGAAGTAGCGCGCCGACCCGTTGATCTCGTCCAGCTCTATACCAGCGACGCCCTCATCAGTGAAGTAGGACTGATCGAATATGAAGCCTACATCCAGCTCATCGCCGCTGCCGCCGGCGGACGCCTGGCTGTCTACGTAGGCCGGTGTCTGGTCATTGCCATAGATGACAAAGGAGAAGTCGCGCGCGCCGTTGACGATCAGATCGGCCTGTAGGGCGCGGAGGCCCGTCACCCAGGCCGGTCCCGCTGGGGCGACGTAGCCGGTCCATAGCTCAGTCGTGACAGCCACGCCCGTCGTGCCGCCATCCAGATAGCCGGTCGCATACTGGTCGTTGCCCCATCCCTCATGGATCATACCGTCATACCCGCCCAGCAGTAGGATCTCACGATCCGACGAGTCGGTCCAGGTGAGGCCACAGTTATACTTGAGATAGCCACTGGCGCTCTCAAATATGGTCCAGCCGGCCGTCTCATCTTTCCCGCGATAATACTTAGCCACCTCGGGGTTGTAGATGATCGCCGCGTCGTTTTCGTCGGTATCGACCGTCGAGACGAAAAAGACGATCTCATTGAACCCACGACCGCGCTCGCAGACCGTGATATTGTCTATCCGCTTATCGACCAACTGCTCCCAAAAAGCGTCGATAGCGCCGGAGATCTTCTTCTCTTTCTTCTCGGGGTCGGTGATAGCGTAGATGCCATCGGAGGACGCAAAATAGGTCACGCCCTGGTAGTGGATCGCCGCATCGGGTGAGATAAGGCCCGTCTCGCCGCCAGGGTCTTGCCGGAAGTAACTATCCGACAACCCGGTATCGACATAAAAGAAGGAGATCTTATGCCACGACTTACGATGGAACGCTATCAGGTAGTTCTCGCCATGATTGACCAGCGCCATCCCCTCGCTGCTACGACTGCAATGGAAGATCTGCCCGGCGCCCCACGTATCGACTGTCGCGTCGTTAGAATATTCGGTCGCTGTGGCGCCCGCATCAGTGTTGATGACGAACAGCCGTCCCTGGAAGGCAGCGATGCCGCGCGCCTTGGTCGGCGGTGTCCCCCCCAGGACGGTCGCATTGCCGGTCCCCGTCCACTTGAACAGCGGGTTTGTGCCGTCCGACCCTATGAGGAGGGCGTTGGTGCTGTTGTCATAAGGCGCCCAGCGTAGGTGGCTGTCGGCCCCCGAGGCGATCGTCAGCGCGCCGGTGATCGCGCTTTTGACGAGCGTCGTGCCGTTATAGGCATACAGATCGCCGCCGCAGACGCCGACAATATGGCGCGTGCCAGAGAAATCATACATAGCCAGCGACTGTATAGGGGTCGTGCCGGTCCCCTTCATGTAAGACTCGCCGATAGCCTGGTAGGGCTGCGTGCCATATCGCTTGGTCGCCCCGTCGATACCCAGGTGGTAGTTGCGCATGCGACGCATGAAGCCGCGCACATACACATTAGAGGTCAGCGCAGCGCGGTCATGCTCGCCCAGGAAAGGGACGCCATGCGGCGGGACAGGGAGGGCTTTACGGCGCGGAGGCATCAGTAATACCCCTGCTCATCGGAAAAATCGCCGTTGAGTTCTTCGGCCAACGCACTGCCCTCCATTTGGTCGTTCTCGTCTAGGTGCAAATTAGCACCGAGCATCTTGGGCTTATCGACGTTCTCGAACAGGTTCTCGTAATACTGCTGATCGCTGTCATCTTTCCCCTTCAGCCCCTCGGCCAACCCCCCATGCACGGCGTAATTGAACCAGGTGTTGGGCATGAGGAGCGTCGCGTCGTCGGCGTCCTCCATCCGGAAGTAACCATAGTAGAGGTAGGGGTAGTCTGACTGGAACGTGGAGGACGGCTTGGGGGCGATCCAGAAGCTATTGCCGACACGACAGATATATCGCGGCGTGCCGTCCGCGCCGCTCGACTGGCGCCAGTTGGGACCGAGCTGCGCGTCGATCCAACCCAGGTCGCGCCACCCCAGGTAAGAGCTGCGTGTCGTGCCGTAGTGGAACGACTTGGTCTGTAGATGCAGGAGACGCGCAGGGAGCGCCAGCTTATAGGAGCTGGTCAGGTCGTCGGCCAGCGTGTAAGTAGCCTGCACCTCGGCATACGGCCAGCCGGCGACGTTATCGACAGCGGCCAGGCCCGCCTCGGCCGCTGCGGTCGCCGCCGCATAGGAGGCCGAGTCCGTGTCCGTGATGGTCCAATGTCCTAGCCGTGCGATGGACGTGCGTAGGTTGGCGAACGTCTTGGTTCCCATGTCTTACCCTTCGCTGGGCGGTTCGAGCGGTTTCTTCTTACGACTACGGGCGGCGGGCCTGTCGGCCAGTTGCGCCTCGATACGCTCGATCGCCTCGAATAGCGGGGCGACGACCTCTTCGACGACCTTCTTGACGGCCGCCTGGTCCTCGGCGAGGATGAGATCTTCGGCGAGGGCGAAAATACCTTTGTTGGGATAGTTCATGCGGTTAATGAACGTGATAGCGTTCTCTTCCGAGTCGAACCGGACGACGCGACGGCCGTTATACTGCGGGTCGGGCGCGAACGTCAGGACGCCGCGTGCGCCGCGATGCTGTTGCTTGATGTTATTGGCTTTGCCGAGGTATTCGACCAGGACCGGGCCTTTAGAAAGCATGGATCAACCTCCGTGATGAGCTGTTTTTAAGGAAAGCCCGGGGGGCTAACCATGCCCCCCGGGTTGAAGACATCTGCCGTGTGCGCCGGCGCGCTACTTAGGATCGAGGGGCCACTTCTTCTTGACGATGTAGTTGTGCATCGTCGAGTCCGTGCCGGTCATATACCCCAGGTTGCCGATCACACGCATATAGCTCGCCGTGCTGATGATCCCCCGGTTTTCGCTATTACCGAACATGCTCCCCACAATCGAGTCGGGGACCGCCTCGGCATAGACGACCTGGCGGATGAAGGTGGCGGACGAGGACGCCTTCGAGAAGGTCGGCGTGATAGAGGTCCAGTTGGTGCGATCGTCGCTCACCTGAACCGTATAGGTCACGTTCGACCCGGCGATCACCTCTTTCTGGACCACCGTCACGACAATGGCCGAACAGCCCTCAATATCGAAGGCGAGGGTCGTGTCAGAGGTCGCAGCGGCCAGCGTGTCGAGATTGGTGTCCATCGTGCCAGCCCCCCAGCCGATCCCGATGGTATCAGCGCGCGCCCATCCGGCGCGGTTCTGATACCGGTTTTCCCACAGGCGGTTCTCTTTTCCGGCGTCGGCCGGGCCGACCAGGAGCGGGACGGCCAGCAGCGCCACAATGAGAAGCGCGGTCAGTTTCCGAAACATTGTTGCTCTCCTTGTGAAGGTGTTGAGAGGGTGAGTGATACCGTCGATCAGGACGGCGTCACCCGGGTTAAGGCTGCTGCCAGCCTATCTTATCCGTCGAATTCGTCCTGGTCCTTGTAGACCTGCCACAGGCCCGAGGACTGGTTGACCAGATCGGTATCATCCTTGTCAGCGAAATCCATCCGTCCGACGCCGATGATGCGAGCGATACCCCGCCCGAACCGATCCCCATAACCGTCCTCGTTGCGCACGAGGAAGCGCGGCTCGGAGCCGTAGCCCACAGCCACCGCGTTCGATCCCAGGATCATCACCTGCTCGACATTGTCGTACGAGGTGACGGTCCTGTTGCGCTCGTACTGGAACAGGTAGAGGTTGTAGAACTTGCCGATGGACCCACTGATGAGGGGGTTGTCCGCCCCGCGTGCGCCGGCTTGAGAAACGACCCGCTGGAACTCCTCGTCGTTGAGGAGCTGCGAGACGAGCGCCGACGACAGTAGGACGACGAACGCTTCCTCGCCATCCACGTCGATGGGACTGAGCTTCTTGACGATGCAGAAGCGCATGATACGCCGCAGCTCGACCGCCGACATGATGTGCGTCTCGCCGATCTCGCCGACGGCATTGGCGCCGCTGATACGGTAGGTGTGCGGGTGCGTCACCGCCGAGGTGAGGCTGTCCTGCTGAGCAATGTAAGCCGACCCGTCGAGCATACCATCGACGTAAATCTCCTCCTCGTTGTGGGTGATCCACTGCGACAGGGCCGCCTTCATCTCCGGCTCCATCTCGATGGAGGTGCGGTGTTGATTGATGTCCGGCGAGTCCATCGCGACGAAGTGCTTGAGCTTGTCGAGCCACACCTGACAATCGCGGTAGACCAGCGCCTCCTCGTAGCCGACCGCGTAGTTGGTGCCGCGCGTGTAGGTGGTGAGGGTGGTGGCGCCATCCTCGTCCAGGCGCATACCCCGGTTGAGCTGCTGGCGCATACGCAGGTTGAGCTTCTGCCCGGCTTTCTTCCCGAACTCCGACTTGGTCACGATGGGCGGGCCGCCCGGGCGCTTGAACGGATCTTCCTCGCCCTTGTCCTCTGCGGTAAGCCCTTTGCGGTTGAAGAAGTTGAGCTTCTCCGCTTCGATGTGCGTTTTTTGGCTCCAAATTTCCTCCGTCAGCGGATCAGCCGACCCGATGGGATAACTTTTGGAGGTAGAGGCATCGTTTGACATTTCCCTTGTCTCCTGTATTGATCGTTAAGGCCGGAGACAGGGGGTGTATTTAGCTGGGATTATCGTCTAAATACTCCCGTCTCCGACGGGATTCTTCTTTCTCGTAGCGGTCCACGAACTGCGGGTTCTCCCGGTAGAAGCGGCTCCGTGCGGCGGGCGTCTGCTCGCGTAGCCAATCGACCGTCTCATCGAACGCTTCCTCGTGGGGCCGACCTGATGGGCGCGCGGTGGTGGTGGGGGCCGACCGTGTGGCCCCCTCGCCCTTGGCGCGTCCGCGCAGCCCCTCGTCGCGCGTCTGTGCATCGCGGTGAGCCAGTAGTTTTTCCTTGACGCTCTTAACCGCGAACAGGGCCGTCTCGACCGCCTCCTCGTTGCGCCGGAAGCGTCGGGCGCCGGCATCATACTCGCCGTAACCCTCGCCGATGTGCTTCTCAAAGTCCGCCCACAGGGCGTCCTTCTCTTCCTTCGTGATGTTGATCGGGACACGCTCCTTGTCGGCCAGGACCGCGTCGAACACATCGCGGTTATGCCGGTCGATCTCGGTGGCCCGCTCGGTGGCTGTCAGGCGCTGCGTCACGCGATTCTCTATGTCGGCGATGCCGCGCTCTGACTGCTGCTGCTGCCACTCTCTCTCCTCGCGCCGTAGGGCGGCCATGTTTTTTTTGAAGTCATCCGCGTAGGGGTCGGCCATCAGATCATCCAGGCGCCCCTCGAAGTCGGGTTCCTCCTCCTTGGCCTGCGTCTCCTGTGGGGTCGTCTGTCGGCGGGAGACCTCATCCAGGCGGCCCTTCAACTCGGCCATCTCCTGTCGCGTCTGCGTATACTCGCCCTGGAGCTTGCCGTGGTTCTCGGCGCGCTTGATGACTTCGTCGCGGCTCAGTTGCTCGCCGCCGACCTCGAAGACCTCATCCTGCGTCTCACCGCCGGCCTCTCCGCCTTCGCCGCTGTCGGTGCCACCCGCGTCGTCGGCTACGCCCCCACCGCCCCCCTCATCCTGTGCGAAGTGAAATCCTTTGTGCAGCAGTTCATCGAAAACCATTGTTTCTCGTCCTTTCGCCGTGACTTGCACGCGCCAGTGGTCGTCGGTAGTGGTCGGCCCCTTCTGCGAAGAGGTTAGCGACGTGCCGGGTTGACATGGCGGCCAGTGGTCGTGGCCATGGATGGAAGCAAAAAAACCCGCTGGAGAAGGAGCTGCAGTGGTCGCCGGATAAGCGACATGCGCCCCGTAGTCTCGGGCGGGCTACGAAGGATTAACTTCAGGTGTTACTGTATCTATTCAGTTGTATGGCGTCGCGCTGATCGCGCCGTTAGTCCTCCTTCTCTTTCATCTGGCGCAACTCCATCTGCGCCTTATCGCCATTAAAAGCGTTCCAGTAATAGTCGGCGCCCGTCTCTTTGGCTACGACCTGCGCCGCTGCATCCTGTAGTTCCTGTATCGGCACAATAAAAGGCCGTCCGGTCCTTGGATTGACGGTTATGCCTGTCGCCCACCAGTCGAGCGACCGACAACGCGGGCAGGGTTGCCCCGGGACGACCCACGGCAGCGTCTTCTCGGCGTCGCGGTAGCCCTCCAGGTTGCACTTCCAGCAGGTTCGTATCGTCTTGTAGGGACCGATCACGCCCACTGGCTCGCTTCTGTAGGCTATGGCGATATGACGGCCGGGTATACCGTCGCGCGCCGCTGCCGACCAGTTGAGCGCCGCATCGAAGCGATCGAACCGAGCCGTAAAAAAGCCCACGTCGAAATTCTTCTTCTGCTGCGCCTCGGTCATGTGCGGCTCGTAATAGGCGTGCAAGCGCCGCAGCTCGGGGTTACTATGGATAACAGCGAACAGGACGGCGCGGTGGACCTCAGAAAAGGGCGGTCCCATGCGCCAGCCACCGTCGTCCATCTCCGTATCGACCAGGACCGTCCGCTCCTTCATGTTGAGCGCCGCCGCGTCGAAGCCTGACGGCGCCTTGTCGCTGTCCTTCACTATGATCGCGGGCATGATTTACATCCCCCCTTCGGGCTGTCCGACGATAGGCGTGCCGCCCATGGCCGGTTGTTGGGTTATCTGTTGTCCACCGCCAGCGAACGCCTGTTCGAGCATCTCCAGGGCCGCCTCGGGATCGGCGCCATACTGCTCCTGCAGGGCGGTCAGGCGCTGCTCATACTGCAGCCCCTTGTTATACTTCTCCAGGTCGCCCATGAGCGTATCTTCGTTATCGAGTCCCTTCTGCTGGAGGAACCAGTTGAGCGCCCCGGGACCAGCTTGTGCCAGCACCTCGCGGGCGTCCTCCTCGCGCTCGACCTTGTTCTTCTCCCTGTCGGTGTCCAGCTTGAGCCGTATCTTGTTGAAAATATTCTCGCGTGTCACGTCGTCGTTGAGCGCCAGGATACGCGCCGGCTCGCCCGTCTGTGGGTCGAGAAGGATCGGCTCGCCCGTCAGGGGGTCTTGCGACTCCTCCAGGCCATGCGTGACCATGATCTCCATTGCATTGTCGCCGATGTAGATCGACTCTTCCTTGCCGGTATCCTTGTTGACGATGTCGGCCACGCGGTTGCCGCGCATGAACTGACTGATGTTGTGGAGCCGCAGGAGCGTGATACGCTTCATTCCAGACTCGATATGCTTGCGTAGGGCGACGCCGAGCTGGTCAGCGGCCGCTTGGATGGCGCGTATCGCGCGACCGGAGTATTCCTGTGAAACCAGCTCGCCACGATCGAACGGTCCATGACCCGATTCGCGGTCCTGTATGCTGTCGATGATGGGTAGGATCTGCTGAAAGACGTTGGTGCCGGAGGGGTTGATGCCCTGCCAGCTCGGCCCCGGCATACCCTGAAGTGTCTCGATCACCAGCGGGAACCGCCGGCCGATCTGGTTGACCTTCTTGCGCTCGTTGGGGTCCATCGACCCGGCGACGACGCCCATGTAACCGCTATTGGCCAGGAACGCCTGGTCGAGCATCATCGAGATGACCTCGTTGCGCACGTCCGAGACGCCGATAAGAAAGCCTATCTCACCGCGCGCGCGGCTCTCGTCGCGTAGGCGTATGCCCTGGAAGAAGCCGAACGGGTAGAGGCCATGGCCGCCCTGCGTCGCGCAGAAGGGACTGATATGATGCTCCAGCACCTCGTCGCCACAGACGACCGTCTCCCACAGCTCCTCCTCGGGGATGCTTATCTGCAGGATACCTACCTGCTGGTCGGGTGATAGCTCGTCATATTGCTGGGGCGTCATGTCGAACTGATCGCCGCCCTCCTCGAACTGCGCCGGCTCGCCACTCTGAAAGAATTTCAGCTCATATTTCTTACGCTTCTTCCAGCGCCGCTTGACCCACGCCTTCTTTACGCCGTTGGTCGTTACGTCATTGGATGCCCCGCCCGTGCGGGCGGCCAGGCGGTCCATCTGTGCAGAGGTAAGGAACAGCTCCAGCCCCTCGGCCTCTGGCTCGTCCTCCAGATCCCACATCTTCTGGATACGCTTGGTCGGTAGGTGTTCGAGGACGACGACGAACTCGACATCGTCGCGCTGCCAGTCGCGTCCCCCATCATCCCACACGACATACCGACTATCGAACCACTTCGTCTCGGGCATCCCCCGCCCCTCATCGGCGTCCTGGTTCCAGCCCTCGTAAAGGACGCCCTCGCCCATGTGGACACAGTCGGTCGTCCCATCCTCCAGGTCCGCCTCGTAGTTCTCCTCTTCGTCGCGCGTCCAGTCGAGTATCTGTATGAGCATCTGCGCCATGTCCTGAAACTTCGGACGGCGCCCGCGCGGCGTGATGATAGGCTCGCTGTCGAGGATACTGTTGACCTTCTTGTCGGCATCGCGCCGCACGAAGTTGGCCACCATGCGTATACGGTGCAGGTCAGCGCCCTTGCGGAGGCGGTACTGATCGGAGCGATAGTAGCGCAGCGCCGTGCGCGCCTCTGCACGCCAGCTACCACACGCGCCGATACCGCGTTGCGTCTCCTCGTTGACCTCTTGGGCGATCCCGTCCAGGTCGTCAGGGTCGTCGTCGTGGAAGTGTCTTATCTTCGGCGCCATAATAGAAAGAGCCTGCTCGACTGGAGTGGTCGGGCAGGCCACAGGTAAGATATGGGTAAGCTGTTTAGTCGGGCGCGCTTGGGATGGCCGACGTAGCGGCAGGAGGTGAAGCCGCCACGCCGGCCCGCAGAGAAGGTCGCCGTGCGCCCGAGGACGACGACCGACCCAAGTATTTCCTTTATCGGTCGTTTTTCAGGGGGTGGGGGAATTCTCAGAGGAGTGGGTTGCGCCTATTGCGCTCATCGTCTCCTCTCCTTCCTTTTACAGCGCCACGCCGCCGGGGTCGTCCTCGTCCATCGCCTCGGGTGCGACACCTATGTCGATACCGGCCTGGAACGCCGCGTCGGCGATCGCCTCGTCCATGGCGCGCTCCAGCGCCTCTTTCTCGTCGCGCTCCATCTTCGCCGCCTCGGTGTAGCCCTTCTCGCCCTCGTCCCACTCGCGCATCTGATAGGTCAGATCCTGGTCCTGCATCTGCGCCAGGACGATAGCCAGCGCCCGCCGTATCGGCGCCCAGGTCGAGCGTGCATGGAACAGGCGACAGGTCGAGGCGACCTGCAGGGCGTCGATGGCGAATAGGTTATCGACAATGCGCTGGTCGAAGTCAGCATCCTCGCGGACGGTCTGTATGCCGATGCGATGACGTGCGCCGCCGAACGGGAACCACTTCTCGAAATCGTCCTCAAAGCGCGTGTCGTAGATCTGCAGCCCCTCGGTGTAAACGATCTGACGGAAGAACTTGTTGGTCTGTATCTCGCGCGCGTACGTCTCTTGCGACCAGTCCAGCCCTTGCCCGGGAACGAACAGCATATTGGGGCGATAGAGATCCTTGAGCGCCACGACGCCGCGCCGGTAGTTGCCCAGCGTCGTCGTCTCTTCGTGCTGCAGGTCGCCGGCGCGTATCTTCTCGATGATATGGGGCGGGTAGATGGCGTATTTCTCGCACTCATCGTCCGTGAAGTCAGCCGGATCGAGGCCGACCGTCTCATCCAGCAGTAGCTTCGGACGGTCTTTTTGCGCCAGGTCGCCGTCGTAGATCTCCCCAACAACGCACGCATAGGACGGCCCTGTCTCGTCGGGTGGCGCAGCGGCCATCCACAGGCGTGTCGCCCGTAGGTCGGCCGTCTGCTCGCGCAGCGGCTTATCGGCGTCCGGCGACAGGAACAGGTCGATGATGGGCGGGTCAGCGTGCTGCCAGACACGGACGAGGCGGTTCATGCTTTGGATCTACCCCAGTAATTATTGAGGAAGCACCAAGAATTGTATTGGTTCAGCGCCCACCGCTCATAACCGGGCCTGGAGCCAATTCGGTTGTGGACGATCAGTGCCTTGATAAGCATTTTCAAACGAATACCTTCCATGATTGAAATCTCGGCGACTTGCTTTGCCCATAGAATTTTCCGCAGAGACTCCATGGAATCGTCCCTTGACGCGTTCATTTACTCAGCCCTTTCAGATTTACTCCGTCTTTGGTAAACAGTAGGGGTTTATGTGCTTTGTGCCTCTCCATTGCCAAGAACGCCTTCGCCGACCAGTATGGCCCAAGCGGGTCTTTATTGCCTTCCTCGATAATTGCGACTGCGGCGCAAACGGCCTCTTCATACGTTGGTTCGTCACACATCTTCATCATTGCCTACCTAACCCCATGCAGATCGGCAGGATAAACATCTCGCTATCCTTCGTGATTTGGTGAGTGTGACCGGCTTTCGAATATATTACCGCGTAAACGCTGTTGGTTTCAATGCTTTCAACCTCATTGGGATCTATATAGAGGCATCCACAGCGCTCAAGCTCATCGTCTATTAATTGTAGTTGTATCATCCTTCCTCCTTCGACAGAAACACCTCCCGATACTCCAGGCAGAAATGCGCCTCGTCCATCGACAGCGGCGTTCCGCTGGCCGGCGTCACCAAACGTAGGCCGCCCGGGTGTTCGGCCATCATGGCGGCGATCTCGTCGTAGCGGTCGGCGCCCAGGTGGCGGCGCAGGTTATCGCGCGCCGTCGGCATCTCGCGGCGTTGCAGGTGGTTCATCGCCGATACCCCGCAGCGACGATGCCGATCACCAGCGAGTCGGCGTTGAGCGTCACGATAGGGCCGTGGACGTAGCGGTCGCCATACTCGATCGTCACCAGCTCGCCGCGCGCCCGTTGGGCCGCCAGCGTGTCGAGGAAGCCGTCGGCCATCGTCATGTCGGCGCTCGACAGGTCGAAGAAGGCGTATTGTGTCCCCTGATTCGGCGGCTGTATCGGCTGGACCTGTGTCAGGTGGAGCGCCAGGCCGAGAGCGACGACGAGGAAGACCCAGCCGAGCGACTGCAGGCGCTTGGGGTCAAACCGCATCATAGGTCGCCTGGAATATCTCCGGTTTACAGGGATACCGCTCGCCCTGGACGCCGGTCAAGATCCAATCGCCCGGGCAGACGGTATGCCCCCCTTCGAGCGTGTCGATCCAACCGTGGTCGTTCATCAACGCGCCACAGTGTTCGCACTTATGCCAACCCATTTTCGTCGGGTGCCTGAAGTAGCGCACGACCTTCCCCTCGACGTTCGGGTCGTCGCCATCCTCGGGATGATCGCCATTCTCGCACCACTGCGTCGCCTCGATCACGACGGGCTTCTTGCGATACTTGGCCATAATATCCTTCCTATCCGTAGTTAAACGCCGCCCATAGGACGATTCCGTTAACGACGGCGTGGAGCGTGTTGTCAGCGATGATAGCCAGCCAGGTCGTCAGATACTCTGGCCGACCCGGCTCGTCGTAGCCGGTCTTGCGACAGTAGACCCAGCGGACCCACCAGCGACGCGGCGACAGACGCTCCTTCAGCCATACGACGTAGCGCGCCAGACGGTAGCGGTCGATGAGCGCATGCGTCGCGGCGATAGCGGCCAGCGACGCCCAGGACGGCGGGTGAGGTGGCCAGAAGAGGACCATCCAGGCGAGGAACGGCACGGTGTAGGCGATGCCGTGACAGGCCGCCGGCCACCAGGACGACGTTTTCTTCTGCGCCATCCAGTCGGACTGCAGCAGGTAGTCGCCTATGAGATGGCAGAGGAGCTGGTCGGCGGTGATGAACACTATCGCGGCTCCAGTGTGACCGGGTCCACGTCGCCCAGGATCTTCTTCCCACAGTCGCAACCACCGATTGTACCGCAGACGACGCAGCTCGGCGCTGTGGTGGCGCCGTTGGGTGCCGGCAGGTCGACCATCTTCGGCTCCAGCTCCATGATGCAGGCGGCCAGCGTCAGCGCCACGTCGCGCGGCGTCTCGTAGCCGCAGTCCTGCACCTCGGTATGGCCCTCGTCGTCCTCGCCGACGATGATCCAGCGGTCGTAGCGCCGCAGGAGCGCCAGCGCGGCCTTGGTCGTGTCAGTATCGCGGGATTTGCTCATAGCTGATGTTCCTTCTTAAAAACCGACCACTCCATGTCTCGCGCCTTCCTCTGGCGACGCAGCTCGGACGCGCGCCCGCGATGGTAGGCCGCCTGAGCCAAACTGCGCCAGCGGTGACGCCGATAGTGCATGGACCAGTAGCACCAGGACGCAGCGAGGACGACGAGGTTGAACGGCATCACGACCCATAGCGTTCGGTCGCCATAGGCGTCGTCGTAGGCCAGGCCCATATAGCGGGGGATCTTCAAGTCCCGGGCGCTGCGGTAGATGTCGGGGGCCGGCGGGCGCATCCAAAGGCGCGGTAGCTTTGGGATCTTCATATCAGTCGTCCTCCGTGCGTAGGTCGTCCTCGTCGGCCTGCTCGAACTGATCGGCGACATAGCGCAGGAAGCCTACTATGAAGGCGCGGTCGTGCAGAGCCGACAGACCTTTCAGGTCGAACTCGTAACCGTCGTTGTCGGACCAGCCCAGCTCGCCGTCGATCGTCTCGGCCATCTCGGGATACAATACCAAAGCGACAGTCGCGTTATTCATGCGCGCTCGGCGCGTGGACGCAGCAACTGCCGCTGGGACATTAAAAGTCTTCATGGCTCGGGCTTTCGGGCTGGTATTACAATGAACGGGAGAGCGTTATCCTACCTTACCTGAACCACCCCTTCTTTTCGTGTCGCTTGCCGTCGATCGTGATACGCATAGCGCCGTTGATGTTGGGCGCGCCGGTGTTACCCTTCGACCATGCCTGCAGGAGTGAGCTTTTCGGCAGATCGACGTTGAGGCGCGCCTCGGCGCGTGGGGCGGCGTTGGTCAGGCGATCACGCCACACGACATAGAAACCGTCCGTGTTGTCGCGCCCATCGGCCCAATCGGGGTAGACGCGCAGCTCGACATGAAGCGTGTCCGTGTCGCCGGTCAGCGCCGCCGAGACGCCGCCGAGGAACGGGCGGTCATACTTACCGAAATAGCGCTGGGCGACGGGGTAGTGCAGCTCGCCGCCGGGGATCGAGTCGAGCAGCGCTGATCGAGGGGAGGCGCCGCCGGTAAAGACCAGGAGCGGCTTGACCTCCTCCGTATCGAGCCAGGCCGCCTCGAACGCTGTCCAGTCAGCCGAGGATGCTCCTGCTGATGCCAGGGGGACGATCACCTTGTGGTTCTCTATGTAGGTCGTGTCGGCATCCAGCAGGCCGGACAGGCGCACGGCGGCACTATCCGGCGTCGAGCCGCTGGCTGAGAGGAAGCGGTCCCACAGGTAACCCTCCATCTCCGCATTGACGGCGGTGCGGTCATCGAAGATCCACAGCTCATCGACGCGCCCCCGGAAGTCATTAGTGCCGGCGCTGGCGGCCAGGACCGTGAGCGTATCGAGCTGATTGAGGGGGTTGAGCGCCTTATCGAGCGCCTTGGTCTGCGCCGTAGCGTTATCGACGCGGAGCCGTAACGTGCTGGACGCGCACGAGAAAGTGATAAAATGATAGGCTGAGTTGTAGACATCGTAAGGATAGACGAGGGAGTCGGCTGTCGAGCCACCGTCGTCGGTCACGTAGCCGGTGATATAACCCCCGGGCATAAAATCGACGCGCACCTCCTGCTTGCTACCCGCCGATCCGAACGCCGAGAAAACCGTCTGGACCGTGCCGACGCCGGGGTTGCCGGCGCTCCACCCGCCCGCGAACGCGGCGATCGTCCACGACGCGCCCATGGCAAGGTCGGTATCTTGCTGGCGCGTCAGGTAAGCGTTATAGCGCGGCGACGCTGCCGTGCCGAAGACAGCCGTGACATAGCTGGTCGTGCCGGTGCCGCGATCTTGGAAGAAGTTAGCGTTGATCGACTGGTCGGCTGTGCTGCCCATAGTAAACACGCCGGTCACATCGCCGACGCCGTCGTTGCCCGTGCGGAGCGAGTCGAGCTTGCTCTGAGCGGCCCACGCCACCAGGACGGTCGTATCGGTCGCCATCGGCGTGAAGCCCGTATCGGCAGAGACAACCTCCCAGGACGTGCCTATATCCGTATCGAGGACGGTGATCGTCCAGTCGTTGTTGGTCGGCCCGACGTAGGGGTTATACTGGTCAGCGGCAAACGCAGGCGCGGCGACCAGGGCGAAGAGGGCGATAAGAGCGAAGAGGCGACGTTTCATGGCTGGGTACTCCCGTTCGGGGTGATGGCGTCGATAATCTTTTCCTTTATCGGCTTCTTTGGCGGCGTCGGGCGAATTACCAGCATCTCGTTATAGCCGTCGTGGACGTAGGTCCAGGCCGTCCCGGCACACAACCGCTTGCCGGCAGCGTCAGGGTCGTCGGACGCGCCGGCCGCCTTGAGCGTCGATAGCGTCACGGGCGCCTCGCCGTAAGTGGCTATCTTGCGGGCGATGTCCTGCTTGAGGGTCGTCATGTTCATGGGGCTTATGTCTCCTTGTCGATTCTAAAGTCGCCGCTCTCCTCCTGCTCGATTGTCCATTTAAGCAGATCTTCCAAGACCTTCGCCTTCTTCACATCCTCGCGCCGTAGGGCGCGCACGCGAAAGAGAGGCGCCTCATCGCCGGCGTCGGTCGTCTCCGGCTTGGAGTCACAACGGCGCGGGGGGTCTTCAGGCCGCGCATAAGCGCCGCAATCGCGCATAAACTGCACGATGTTATACACTCGATCGACCGTCGCGCGGCTCGAAGCGGTCGCACTCGACCACCGGCACGCCATCGTCGGGATAGTTGCCGTTACACCTGGACGGCTCGATGCGACTGGACGAGTAGTGACACAGGCGCGCCACCTCGCCGTCGCTATACTTCATCTTCTGGCCCTTGGCGCAGCCGTCGCAGAGGCAGGTCGACGTTTTCGGCTGCCAGTCCAAACAAGCGGCCGAGAAGTGCGTTTTATGTTGTAAAACATTACAAAAGGCCATGTTCTCCCGGTCGGCCTTACCCAACCGAGAGAGACAAGTCCCACAGCACTTTATCGCGCTATTCTTCCTCGTCTCTTCCTCGCTCATCTCACTCCTCCTTTGTCGTCTCGCGCCGCCCGCACTGGACGACGACGTATTCGCGCTTGAGCTGGCAGCCGTGGTATCGCCGGCAATCGTCGCAGGCCGAGGCGAACACGCGCGACGTTGACGGGGCGATGCCGAGGCGCTTCAGGTCGCCATAGCGCGACGGGTAGGGGTCAGTCGTGGTGTTCACGCGCACTTCCTCTCGCCTTCTTCGGCGATTGTCTCGCTCTCCCGCTCCCGCAGGATACGCCGCAGCTCGCGGGCGGCCTGGCGGTGCAGGAGCGCCGCGCCCGTCGGCGTCCGCACATCGCGGTGCGTCCGAGCTATCTCGGCGAGCGAATATTCGTGGAAATAATGGAGGTCCACCAGGTCGGCCAGCGTCTCTGGTAGGCGCTCGACGGCGTGGGCGACCGTCGCGGCGCGCTCGCGCTGGGCGGCCTGCTGGTCGGGGTGGTCGGACGGATCGCCGGCGAGTTGGTCAGCCAGCGTCGTCCAGGTATCCTCGTGGCGATCGCGTATCGGCGCATCGAGCGACGTAAACGACGGCGCCTCCTGCAAACCAGCCTTGACGCGCCGCCGATCGACGCGCCGTAAGTGGTCCCACTCGCGCAGACCGTCCAGTATGGCCCCGCGTATGCGCGCTCCGGCGAACGTCTCGAAGAGAACACCGCGCTCGTCGTCGTAGCTGGCGCACGCCTCACACAGGCCGACGGTGGCATAGCCGAGGAGGTCATCGAACTCGATCAGCGTCGAGACGCCGGAGAGGCGCTTCCACGCCTGCGCCGTCAGGCAGCGCGCCAGGTCGATATAATCATCGGGGTCGGGTGCTATTCCCATCGCAGGATACGCTCCTTCTCGGGGTCGTAGACACGGATCAACTCATCGGCGCGGAAAGTGGACGCTTCAACGAACGGATCGAGGTGGAAGAACTGCTCCCCGGGCAATAGCTCGACGTGAGGGTTCCACCCATGGCGCCGATCTGGACGGCCAAAGGCGAGCTGCATGTCGCGCAGATAGCCGCGCTTGCTCATGCGCGCGATTCCTTTGGCTCAAGGGATTTGAGCGTAGTGAGCATTTCCCCAATATCCGGCGCTCGCTCATAGCGACTGCACGCGACTACTCCAATATGACTACCACTGTAGCCTGGCGTGTAACGGCCGCCGTCGGGAAACGTCGTGGACTCGATATGGGTCTGCAGCACACAACGCGTCTGCTTCTCGCCGCCGTCGAATTCGAGTCGGATAGTATGGGCGCAAGTCGCGCACAGTGCCTCTCGATTTTCGTCGCTCATAGATACCTCACTAGCTCCTGCGGGACGGACTCGACCAACATGCGGATCATCTGGCGCGTTATCTGGCGGTGATGGTCGATATCGCGGAATTCTGGCCTATGGAGACTCAATGGCTGTTTCCAAAGAACGCCCCGGCTCTTGTCCACGATGCGAAGGGCCAGTCCGTAAACGTCGCCCCAGGCGTCCTCGGCGCGAACGACGATACGGACGTGGTCGTTCATGCGACCGCCGCGCTCGCTCAGGAAAAATCGCCCGGCATATTCCTCGACCTTGGCGTCCAGCTCGCTCCCCTCGGCGACCGTCCGTATCGCCGGGATCGGCGCCAACAGCGCCAGGCCGAGTCCTTTTAGCACGCTCCGTCTTTGCATTATGCAGCCCTCCTCGGCTATCTATCGTCCAGACGCGCTCGAACGAAGCAGTCCTTCGCTTCGAGTAGCTTCCGCAGGCCGGCAGACTTCTCGGCGCAATCGGGCAGGTCGTCGTTCATCTGGTGGGCCATCGCGAAGATCGGCCGACTGATGGCCTGCAGGTGCGCGGGTAAATGCTCATAGTCGAAATACTTCATTATCGGATTCATGCGACTCTCCTCGTCTGTGGCGCCGGCACGGCGTAGGTGTGCCGACCGGGGTCGTAGTGCGGATAGTCCTCGTCGGCGTCGATGAACAGCTTCCACAGCGCCCACACAGCGCCGTCGAGGCGGTTGGGCGACGGCTGGCCGCCGTCCTCGGTCCACGTACACATCTCATCCTCTAGCTCGGGCAGCAGGCCGACATGGTGGACGCGGCCCTGCTCGTAGAGGGAGACGATCGGCTCGGCTCGGCGCGCTTTGCCAGCGCCCCGGCTGGCGCGCACGACGACGACATTGACGGTGGGATCGACGGTGCGGATCGTATGAGCGACCATATCACCGCCATAGTTGACCTCGGCGACGATACAGTTAGCTTCGTGGTCGTGATACGCCTTGATGGCGGCGCTGGCCCACTCGTTCGGCGAGTAGTTACCCGAGTAGTCGCCCAGGACGTAGCCCTGCTCATCTACCCCCTTGCCGGCGACGACGATACCCGTCTCATGCTTGTCGCCGCCGTCCTCATCGAGCGACTTCGTCCCTTGCGGATCGACGCCAACGGCGACGCGCAGCAGGTAGCCGGCCGCACGGCGGCGCGTCTTGTCGAGGAGCTGACGGCTCCACAGCGCGCCAACCACATCGTCCAGTATCTCAGCGTGCAGCTCCTGGCGACCCAGGCGCGTCCCCTCATAGCGACGCAGCACGCGCTGAATGAACGGCTGCGCCAGGTTTTGCTCGTTGTCGTAGGTGTTGCCCTTGGTGACGACGCAGTCAGGGTCGGCGACTAGCTCACGTATAAGAGGTATAGGGCGGGGGGTGGTGGTGGCCACGCAGCGGGGATGTGCGCCGAGACGCAGGCCCATCTCCATATTTGACCAGGCATCATATGCATACTTCCACTTACAATTGTGGACTAGTATGCCATTGGCGTAATACTCAGGCTGGTCCTCAACTTCGAGATTGTAAACTGCTCGGGGGGTACTAAGAAGACGTACGCTTACTACGTGAGGCGAGGATGTAGCCGCATTTTCGACTGCAGGTTTGCGTGCGCGGATCTTCTTTTCGGAAGGTCGCGCCGCATATCGGACAGACCTTACTGCCTCTTCGGCGCTGATAGGCGCGTTTGTTATTCGCAGATGATGTTGCGCAGGATCGTGAACAGAAGCGATGGTCTTGGTATTTGGAGGTCTTGAAGTCCTTTCCACAGAACTCGCAAACTGCAGAGTTCGAGAATCTGGCCGTCTCCCTATAATGAGCCGACCGGCAATTTCCCGAGCAATACTTCGACCTGGTCCCCGTAGTGGAAAACTCCTTGCCACATTGAGCGCAGATGGCCAAATATGGCTCCCTATTCGCCCATTGCCGCAATTTAGCTTGACTCCGATCCTCAAAACCCCAACGCTTAAAGCCAGTGCAGTGTCTCCGCCTATGGTCAGTGCCGGAGAGGGCTTCGAGGTTGGACAGATCGTTATTAGTCTTATTGCCGTCTTTGTGGTGAATCTCGACGCCCTCGGGGATAGGGCCATGCGCTGCAGCGTAAATCGCTCGATGCAAAAGTTGCCCTCGGCGATTACAGTAGTAGCCGCCATTGAGCCACCATCGACGGCCGCCCCACTTGATGCTCTGTTTAATGTTTGATTGTCCCATACCTCAAGGGTATTCCCATAGTGCAACCGACGCAAGGGCAAAAAACCTTCACCTTCTACCCAAACCGGATGCTCTCCGGTTCCCACAAGACGGCGGCCGTCACTGGTTCGCAATTCATATACTGGCGCATTGCGTCGCGTCAGGCCGGCTGCCTTGACAGATCGCCAACCCCGGCGAGTCCATACCTGCACTCCTGGCTCTATCTTCTCAATGGGAATAAGCCCCCTGTGCGTCTCGATCTGCGTCCCGGCAACAAAACATGTCTCATCGCACCAGGCGGTATCCGATTGCGGTCCTCTCAACTGATCGGGGGCATCGCCGCTGAACGTCGTCGCCGTCGCGCCGTTGGGCCAGGTGATGCGCCGCTTCGACGGCTCATAGTCGGGCATATTCCACGGCGGGGAGATAGCCAGGATACCGGACTCCCCTTCGACCATCACGTCGCGCACGTCGGCCGCCGTCTCGCCGATCAGGGCGACATGGCGCGCCCCTTCCTGCTCGACGCGGCGACGGACCCACTCGGCGCCGGTGCGCGTCTTACCCCATCCACGCCCTGCGAGGATGAGCCAGATCGTCCAGTCGCCCGGGGGTGGTAGCTGATCGGCCCTGGCCCACTTCGACCAGGCATAGTAGCGACGCTTGAGCAGATCGACGGCCACGGGGTCGTCGGCCAGCAGGAGCAGGTCGGCGGGGTCGTCCAGGGCGTCTACCAGCTCGTCAATCGCCGTCATTGTCACGCGCCGCCTTACGCCGCTGTAGTCGTCCAATGAGTAGGGAGAGGATAGCCTGGTCGCTCTGCTCCACGTCGTTGCCGGCGCTGTCGGTCTGTGCGACCTTGTCCGGCGCGTAGGCGCCCAGGTGACGCATGAGCATATCGAGGGCGCGCAGGCCGTCGTGCAGTTCGATCTTCATGTCGCCGATCGGCAGCGCGTCGTTCGGATCGCCGGCCAAGATCTGCTTACAATCGTATTTCTTCAGGAGGCGCGTCTTGCCCTTCGCCTTGGCCAGGTCTACGCGCGCCGTCCCGTCGGGTAGGATGTCGAGGAATTCGCCCAGGTCGCCGAACGCAATCTCAGCCAGGCGCCGCACGACGCTATCGGCGTCGATGCCCGTCCGTTCGGCGCGCTTCTCCATGCGTTCGCCGAGCGCGGCCTGGATCTTAACATTCGCCAACAGACGCGCGCCCTGTTGATTCGCCGTCCTCGGCGAGTAGCCGGCGCGTATCGCCGCCTGCGTCGCGTTGAGGTCGATCAGATACTCGTCGCAGAAGCGCGCTTGTCTCGGCGTTAGTTTGCTCATTGTCTCAAGTCGTTGTTTTTTAATGCCGCCACCAGGCGACGAGCTGGGCGATCGCTCGACCGGCGACGATGAAGGCGATGAGGGCGACGGCGACGACGAGGGCGACCAGGCCGTCCCAAAAGAGCCGGCTGCGGCGTGTATTGCGTTGGCGCTCGCGGCTCAGTAGCTCGGCGATGAGGTCAGGATCTTCGCACGACACGACTACCCTCCGAACGTGACGTATTTACCGACGGCGATGCCGATAGCGAACCAGCAGGAGCCGACGACGGCCATCATCAGGACCAGGCCGAGCATGTGCGCGCTGGCCTGTCCCTCTTCGATCACGCCGGCACCGCCGCAGTGTCCGCAGGTCTTCCAGATCATAGCTGCACGCTCCTCTTCTGAGCGGATTCGGATATGAGTAGACGCGCCTGTTCGACCGCGTAGACAGGACCACGCCCCAGGTCGATGATATTATCCTTCTGGCGCACCTGAAAAGGTGTGATCCAGCCGCGAAGCTCATAGGTGGGCATCTGGCCGACCATGAGGGCGTAGAGGTCGATATTCCTCGCGTGCTTCCACAGGGCGACCAGGAGACGACCGTTGTCATACTTCGTCGTCTTCACGTCGATCACGGCGCCGGACGGTAGAACACAGTCACCCTTATCCTCTTCCGGCGAGCGGGCGGCTATCGACAGGTCGGGATAGACGCCGAACAGCTTGCAGAACGCTATCTCGCCGCCGATCCCTTCGAGGTCGGTCGCGGCGTCGTCCTGCGGCCCTTTCCGCGCGTTGACCTTGCCAGCTTCCCGGGCGGCGGCGTGACGTGCGCCGGCCAGGTAGCGGCAGATACGTTGCTCGGAGGGGGTCAGGGTGATAGCGCTCATCAGACGGTCACGTCATCGAGGGCGTCGATCTCGTCCAGTAGCTCGTCTATCTTCTCGCCCACATCGTCGTCCTCCTCCTCGCCACCGGGACCGACGCCCTTGAACAGCGACATCTGGCCGCGCTCGCCGTTGACATACTTCTCCGCTTCCAGCTCCAGGGCATCGAGGGCGTCGTGCAGGTCGCGCGCTGGGTAAGCGATCAGCGGCGTGTTGAGGACGACGGGGCTATCGAAGTCTTCCAGCGCCTTCTGCGCAGTGAGGATATAGGAGGTATCGCCACCGGCGCCCGTCTTGATAGTGACACCGCAGACGACCAGGCTCGTTGCGTAATCGTCGGGCAGCTCCAGTAGGTCGAGGAAGTAGGGCGTCAGGGCGTAGAACGCGTCGATCATCGACTGCTCGGGTGCGTCGTGACACTCCAGCTTGTGCTTGTCGGCATCCTCGGAGACGACGGACGGCTCGGACCACTGCAGCGTGACAGAGCGGTCGGACGGCTTGATCTTGATCTTGTCGAAGTTCATAGCTCAGTCTACCTCGGGGTCATGTTCCTTGGGGGCGGCGGGGATGATACCGAGCCGTCCCAGGTTGGCCAGGACGACCCCGTGAAAACCGCGCGACGGGACACTCTTCCACGGCACTTGCTTGGGTGCCTCCTTGTTGGCTGTCCATCCCTGCATCTGCCGGACGACGGCACGGCGCGCTTTCTCGAAGGCCTCCTGGTCGCCGGGGTGGAACTTTTCGACCGCCTCGACGGCGTAGTCCAGCACGGCGCGTATGTCGTCGGGTGGCATCCCCACGCGCATGGCCGGGTCGTCGTCGGTGGTGATCTTCTCGATTATCTGCGTGTGAGCATCGTCGGCGGGGCTGGCGGGGCTGGCGGGGCCGTCGTCGGTGTAGCCTTCCTCGTCGGCGATAAACTCCTCGATAGGCTTGTCGGGGTCGAACGGATCGGCGACGGGTGGGGGTGGGTTGATGGGTGCCGGCGTGCGCAGCCTTTTCGCGCCGTTGGCTCGGCGGGCGACCTCTTGGGCGAGATCCGACGGCCGGGTCTGCGCCATGACGACGCTCGCCGCCTCGGACAGGGTCGAGAGCATGGTATCCTGCCCATCGAACCGCTCGGCCAGGGCCATGAAAAAACGATCGAGCTGGACGGAGAGCGCGCCGATCGTCTCCTCGTCGTCGCTTTTTTCTGCCATCTCGGCCAGCCCTATCCGTCGTCCCTGGTCGAGGGTGAGATACCAGTCCATCAGATCGACGCCGTCCAGTCCGGCGGGGACATGCGGCTGGACCCACTCGGGCAAGCGCGAGGCGTCGATAGGAACAGCTCTTTTGCGGGCGGTCATGCGGCCTCCTTGTCGTCGTTGAGGCGGTCGATGTCGGCGGCCAGCGCCTTGCCTATCTCGACGGGGTTGTAGTGGAAGAGGGGATTTTCGCGTGCGGCGGTGGGGATCTGGCAATGAAAGTATTCGCGCTTGGCCTTGGGCCAGTAGCCGGACCAGTCCAGGCCCGCCTGGTTAGCGCCAGCGGCGAACGTGAGCCATGAGGGATGGTCGTCTATCCAGATACACTTGCCGTCGATCACTGGCACGGCGTCGAACGCTTGCCTGAACTGATGGAACGACTCGCCGGGACCGGCCCAGGTGACGTGGGGCAGCGCGCCAGCCTGTGGGCCGACCGCTTCGAGGATGTCGGCCAGGACGCGATAGCCGTTCTTGATGAGGAAGTCGCGTTTCTGGTCGATCTCTTTGCGTGTCCTGCTCTGGCGGTAGAGGCGCGCCTGCTCCCAGGCATCGCGGTGGGTGCAGTAGATCAGCACCTGCAGATCCGCGTCGGAGGTGAGACGCAGGAACTCCAGCGCTTTGATCTTTGTGTCGGGGGTCAGGTCGTTGAGTGAGCGAGAGGCCACGCGCTGTCCTCCTGAGTAAGGTGTGCGGAAGAGGTCGCGTTGTTGGGGCGGCCCCTTGCTCCCCCCTCTCCCGCGAAGGGCCACATCCCCGAGGGGATGCAAAACAAAAAAAAAGGCCCGCCCGGTCTGGATTTGTCTTCCAGATCGAACGAGCCTGAACCCGTCTTATGATCTACTCGGTTATGTCACCGTGCGCGCCGGAACGCGCTCCGGTTTAAATCGTCGTCAGTTACTGGCCGCCGTGCGGTGGTGTATCTCCTGCTCCTGCCCGGGGGCAGGTAGGGGAGCATTGAACGCGGCGATAAACTTCAACAGCTCGTCCTCGGTGGCGAACGTTACCGACTTGGGATGTCCGCGTGTGAGGGTGAGGGAGTATTTACATTCCCCCTCGGGGCAAAAGTGGATCGTTATTTCACCTGCAGAAGGTCGTGTGTGCGCCTCTTTGATTGTGGCTATCACCCGTAAAACCCCTGACTGATCCATGCAAGACCCATGCCCTTCTCCATGATCGCAGATTGATAATACCCTGTCAAGAATTATTCGATCTACACGGCGAAAGAGAGGCCCGTTCGTGCCTCTATCTCGTCGCGGCGCTCCCTCCATGCTCCTATATCGGCACGATTCTCGCCGCTGAAGGCGACGACGTTGCCGTCGGGGGAGGCGACGTTGGTGACGGGTGCGCCCAGCGTCTCGGCCATCGTCTTGGTGACGAGGTGGGTGTCGCCCATCAGATTGGCTACGACGATCGCGTCCGGGGCCAGATGCTTTTCCAGCGACTGCCAGAAATACATCGAGCGGACGACCGACGCCATGCCACGTTCATCGAACAGATCGACCAGGACCAGGTCGGCATTATGGTCGGGGCGCTCATCCAGCCAGTTGAGCGCGTCGTCGATGACCACGGCCAGGCGCCCGTGACGCTCCAGGCCCATCTCGGTCCGCGCCAGCTCGTAGACTCCCTCGGACATCTCGACGGCCTCTATGTCGGCGGTTGTGTGCTGTAGGAGCCAGCGCGCTTGCACGCCTCCACCCAGGCCCAGGAGGAGGATACGCTTGGGGGCGGGGTGCATGGCCACGGCCAGTAGCATGAGCCGCATATAGGGTTGTGGGATAGGGTTATCGGGCGGGCCGACGATCGACAGCGCCAGCTTACTGCCGGCGAACGACAGCACCTTGCCGCCGTCGGCGGCGCGCGTTACTTGCGGTTTCATCGGGCGAACCTTTCTCGCAAAAAGCGGATAACCTGCGTTTCGAGGAGGGGCCAGTGAGCGACCCCAGTGACGTGCTTGAGGAGCTTCCATTCGACCTTGCAGACCAGCGCCACGACGATCCACCAGGGCCACCAGATACCGGCGTAGTAGAGCAGGGCGATCGACGCCGGGTAGTTCGAGAGGGCCGAGGCCAAGTGGAACAGATTGGACGTGGACAGGTTTTTAATCCAGAGCCGGTGCGCCCAATGGGTGTGATCCTCGCCCAGCCAGATCCACACAAAGACCCAGGCCGGCGGGTGGATGATGCAATAGGCTGGGAAGGTGCCGAGCCATACCAGCGCAAAGCACGGCAGCCACATACCGACCAGGACGGCGATCAGTGCCTGCTCCGACCGATCCCGCTGTCCCCAGGCGTGCGACAGGACGGCGGCGGCCTGCAGGATGAGGACGGCGGTGATAGCGATAAGGGCGCTCATTCGGGCAGTCCTTCGCGGAATTCGGCGCGCCGTCGCTCCTTCTGCTGCAGGGGCGTGTCGATTTCGTACTTCCTGCAAAGCCTCCCAAAACTGCCCGGGGCAATGCCGAGCGCCCTGCCAGCGGCGTCGTTAGACGAGTAGATGCGGGCCGCCCTGGCGACGCGCTCCTTGGGGAATTTATTGGGCGATGGCATGTTGCTCCTCCTTGGGGTTGGTATGCTGCTCGATGTATCTGCGGGCGACTTCGACGGCCTCGGCCGGTGTCATCTTGGCACCGCTATCCATCCATGCCTTGATCGTATGTGCCAGGACCATCGTCTCAAAGAAATCCTTCCAGGTGAGGTGTAATTGCTGGCGGAGGGCTGCGGTGATCGCTCGCCGCTTCTCGGCGTAGCCTCTGACCAGCTCATCCCAATTGACCTTGACCAACACCCTCTTCGCGACGGAAGGGTTTCTCGGCTCTTTTTGGCGCTCGATATTCTTTCGCTGCTGCTCCTCCCGGCGCCGCTCCATCATCTGCTGCTCGTAGTGGCGGGTCAGGTCGGCGATGGACGGAGGGAACTTGCCGACGGGCATATTGCGTCCGTCCAGGGTGGTGTCCTCGACGTGGCGCGCGACGGCCTCCTCGACCATCTGGCTGTCGAGGCGCCCCATGATGCGCTCGATCTCGTCCAGCAGGGAATCCGGCACCATGGTCCGATAGTGGGCCAGCAGGAGCGCCTCGATGCGCTCAAAGGCTTGGCGGTCTTGATTAAGCTGCACGATCTCTCTCCTCTCTCTCGCGACGACGGCGTGCGAGGCGTTCTTCGGTGCTTTCCTTGTGGGGGGAGCCGGCGGGTAGGGCGGGGTGGTGGTTCCGTTGTGTGGACAGCTCACCTGCGGCGGCGGCGCGGAAAAGAGAGGGCAGGTAGGTGACAGGGTCGTCGGGTTCCTTGCCGATCGTGGCACAATGCAGGGCGGCAGTGACGGCGATAGCTTCGCCGGAATTCTTGCGCCACAGGTCGAACTGCTTCCACGGTATCGGGAAGGTAGGGGCGATCATATCCCAATACTCCACCATGTCGATCTCGTAATCGTCACCCGGTTTTCTCTCGTCCTCACTCAGGTCACTACTAGTATCTTTTCTTTCCCCTTTCCCCCTTTCCCCCTTTAGTGTGTTGTTAGCTGCTTGTTGGCTGCTTGTTAGCTGCTTGTTAGCTTGCTTGTTAGCTCCGTTAAGGTCGATCACGTAAGTATCAAATTCTATTACAGTTCCGATACTGCCTTTGTTTGTTCGTTTGCTTGTTAGAAATCGGGCTTTTTCAAGATGCTTTAGAATTGTCCGTATTTCTTGGATTGAGAGGTAGCAACTTTTCCCAAGTTCTTCCAAGCCAAAAGGGAACTCGCCGCGCGCCAATTTGACGCCCTTGAAATACCCCTCCTCGCGCTGGCAGCGGTGCAGTATTCGATGGACTGCTGACCAGGCTTTCAGCCGCATCTCGTCTGGCCCGGGGATCTGTTCAACCATCGCCTCGACAGCCTCTTCGCAGATCGGCGTGAACCTCACCGTCGCCCTCCTTTCTCGCCCCAATCGGCCGGCGGCATCTTCTCGACCTGGGCGGCCATCGTCGTCTCGGCGACGTTGTAACAGCCGCTGCAGACGAGCTGGCGACGTAGCGGATAGAGCTTGCCGCCGAGCCGTCCGACCTGGCCGCACTGCTGGCAGGGGCCGACGGCGTAGTCGATACGCTGGCACCAGCCGATAGAACGGAACCGCAGGTTGGCGACGGAGTGGCGGCGCTCGATCATGCGACCTCCTCGTAAGCGCGGATAAACTCCGCCGCTACTTCTGGCACAATGGCGTTCCCGTAGCCCTTGAGTCGTCCGACGCGATTGCTTCTTGCACGGCGAGCCAGGCGTCGTAGTTCGGACTTGCTATGTCCCAGGCTTCGGGGTATGCTTGGAGAAAGCGGCTTAAGGCCGGGTTCAACTGCCCGATATTTGTTATCTCGGCAGGGGAGCCATTCGGCGTCGGCCCAGAAGCCGTTGACTGGACCAGCATGGCTTGATCCTTCAGATATACCTGATGTCCCGCCGCTATTCGCGCCTGAACCTTCACCGGGTCGCAATAACTGCCGCCCGTCTCCATCTCCAGGGATGGCGTCCGCCATCCCGCCAGGCTCGCCACATCTTTCAGCGTCACTTGCGCTTTCTTCCCGTCCGGTCGCTTCCCCGTTGCCGTCGTTCCCTCTGGAACCGTCTGGCCCCCACTTGGTTGCGTCGGCGTCGGCCAAGTTGATAGGTGCGCGGCCTGGGCCAGCGGAAGCCCCGCACCATTGCCGTTGTTGTGCTTCTCCTTCAGGCGCTCCAGTCGAGCTCGATGTTTCTCGGGATCGGCTCCGTCGTTCATCAACTGTGCATCGGGTGTCGGCCACGAACCATATTCGCTCGCGCTTGTGCGGCGCCCCGACGCTGCAAT